GCTGACAAGCTCGCGGTTGAACGACCCGACGACTCTCGCGCCGCCTTTAATCGTGGATGGTATGAACTGCGCGATGGCAACTTCCGCCTCGGCCACCAACTGCTGCGCCGTGGTCGTAAGGTAGGAGTGTTTGGCAACAGCAAGCCCAACACGCCCCAGCCAGAGTGGAACGGCAAGCCCTGTGCTACGCTGCTCATGTACCTTGAAGGCGGACTAGGGGACCAGATTCAGCAGCTAGGCTATATCCGCAATGTCCGCCAAACGGAAACAGCCGACATCATTGTTTCCTGCTCAGGCGAGCTAGTGCGCTTTGTCCACGACGCCAATCTTTGTTCGGCGGTGGTGCAGCACGGCGCGGAATACGGCGTTTACCACGACTGCTGGATGGCTGGTATGTCAGCTCCGGCATACATGAACTTATCCAAAGAGATGATTCATGGCGACCCGTACCTCGACAAGATCCCATATGTCCGCCAGTCCAAGAAGCTGCGGGTGGGTTTACGTTGGTCGGGCAACAAGCAGTTTGAGGCTCAGCACCACAAGCTGTTCCCAGCACCCCTATTCTTCGATGCCGTCAAACGGGACGACGTAGAGTTTATCAGTCTGCAACGGGACGCCGACTTGGAATACAAGCCCGATTGGGCGCAAACGGTGCCCCTTGATACATGGTGTGATACCCAAGCCGCCGTCAGTACCTGCGATCTCGTAATCTCGTCCTGTACGTCCGTAAGCCACCTTTCTGCGGCAATGGGCGTGCCAACGTGGGTTGTCATTCCCGTAATGGGGTATTATCTGTATGCGGAACCCGGTCCCAAGACGCCCTACTACAACTCTATGCGGCTGTTTCGCCAGCAGAAGTATGGCGACTGGAGCCATCCTTTTGACGAAATTAAGGTCGTAAGCTATGAGCATGAACTACTGCCTCGTTGAAAACAACGCCATTGTCGAAGGTCCTCGCGGCCTTCCGCGTTCGTGGCGCAACGTCTCCGGACTGAATCTGATGGACGCGTCCGGCCTCCAATCGCTCGGCTGGCTCTCCGTGCGTTTGGAGGAGGGTGCCGTGGACGAGAAGTTTGTCGGCAGCACGTTCACGATCACTCCCACCGAGGTCATCGAGACTAAGCAGTGGCGCAAGTACACCGCCGAGGAGGTGGCCGAGAACAACGCCCAGAAAGCGAGTCAGGTCCGCAGCGAGCGCAACAAGAAGCTCGCCGACACGGACTGGACGCAGGGCAAGGACATCCCCGACGCGACCAGCGCCGCGTGGGCGCCCCACCGCCAAGCCCTCCGCGACATCCCGCAGCAGCCCGGCTTTCCGACCAACGTAGTCTGGCCCGTCAAGCCCGTCTGAGTCGTAAACTGTACCCATCATGGCCCTCGACTTTCCTAGCAGTCCGTCGCTCAATCAAATCTACTCCTCCGGGGGTAGAAACTGGATCTGGAATGGCTCCGAGTGGCTGGGCTACAACCTCGGTGTGACTGGCCCGACGGGGTACACCGGGTACACGGGGGCTCCTTCCAACGTCACCGGACCGCCGGGGTACACCGGGTACACCGGTCCGCAGGGCGTGACGGGGTACACCGGTCCGACTGGGTACACTGGGCCCGCGCTGAACGCTCCGACGAGCGACACGGCTCCGGCTTCTCCGATCGACGGCGATCTCTGGTGGGACTCCACCACGGGCAAGCTGATGATCTACTACGTTGACATCAGCGGAAGTCAGTGGGTTGAGGCATCGCCGAGTTCCCCGGGCCCGCAAGGTGCGACCGGATACACGGGCTACACCGGGTATACCGGGTACACCGGGCCTGCTGGGGCTTCGGCAGGCATCACGAACGTCGTCACAGCCGCGGGCAACACGACGCTCACCTCGACGCCGACTCTGCTTCGCATCACGCCGACCGACTACGGCACCACGGTGAAGCTGCCGAACGCGACGACGATGACGGTCGGCACAGACAAGTTTGAGATTCAGAATCTTTCTGAGTTCCACGTCCGCATCACAGACAACAGCGGAACTCTGATCGGTTTCGTTAACCGATTTGGCGTAGTGAAGGTAGGGTTGTTTGACAACGCAAGTTCCGCTGGAACGTGGGTGCTTAATGAGGCACTTCGTTATGGTGTTTCCGCAGAATCACCGGCAAACGCTACTTGGGAACAGATTGTCGGTGCAGGAAACCCTGTACAGTCCGCTGTCATCGAACTTGATTCTGCCCGCGCTTTCGTGCTTGTCCGAAGTTCAACGGGAATCCTTTACGGTCAGGCCTACGATCAAGCGACTAACACTTGGGGCTCTCCAGCTCTTATCCGTAACGCCGTTGTATACGTCGCATCCGCCGCATTAAAAATCAGCTCAAGCGCAGTGTTGGTCGCTTCCTCGACAACCTCGACAGCTTTTGAAGCGGTTGTACTTTCTATCAGCGGCACGACCATCACGGTAAACACTGCCGCGACCTTAACCCTCGGCGCGGCAGTAAATCAATTCCAGTTTTTCAAAGCCGTTCCTTCTGGAGGTTTTGTTTACGGTTACACGAACGCCATTTCGAGCAGCTCTTTGCTCGTCCCGATGACGGTGAGTGGCACAACCGTCACGATAGGTTCGGTCGTCACCGCTTTTAGCGGAGCAACGGGATCAACCCTGTACGGAAATACCGCGCTCGATAAAGTCGTACTTTACAATCCGGGCGATAACGCTGGAAACGGCGGTTTTATCGTCTACTCGCTTTCCGGTACTACGCTCACCGCCGGGACGAGAGTAAGCGTCGGATTCAGCACTAACTTAGGGGCTCAATTCATTCGACTAACGGACACGACGTTTTTCTTTGACGCCTACTCCAACTCCTCCGCCATAGGGTACGTTGGTGTCTTGTCGATCTCAGGTACGACCGCAACGCGATACATTTCGGCCAACCTATCTACCGGCGCCTCTTCTTTCGCCCGGGCGATGTTTCCAGTCACTTCAACAAAAATTTTCTTCTCCTTCTCAAACGGCTTTAGCCAAATCTATTGGAATCTTCTCACGTTCACTGGAAGTGCCGTTACGCTCGGTACTGCTCTTACCAGTGCACCAGCCAATGTATCAACGGGCCCCATCGGTCTTTCTGGAACAGATCTTTCAGTGGAAGCGGGCACCAACCTTGTCGTGCTCGATTGCTCTGGAGCAAGTCTGACCGTAAAAAACTACTTCGGTCAAGGAATTGCTGTTGGCGGGCTTAATCCGAACAACTACGGAGTCCCGCAAGCGTTGGTCTCGGGCAATGTCCTTACCCCGGCCACTTCTGTCCAACCGATCAGCTCGATACAATTTCTTCGGGGGCTGAGATCGGCGATACAGGTTCCAAACTTGTCCGTCCAAATGGGTTCCTTTGGTAATCACGGCATTCCGTTAGAAAATCAGAAGATTGCTTTCCTTGTCGCCGGTGTTATCGGCAATAGCTCCGTCATGAGAAAGTTTGAACTCGCCTAAAACATGAGCGTTGTCATCACCCCTCAGTCGGTGTTTGGACCGTTTAAGCAGATCGAGGTTTTGCCTGATCGCCTCCGCTGCGACGGCGCGGAACTGCCGTTCAACGTCCTCGGCCCTTACGAAATTAGCGAGGACGACTCGCTCGCGCCTCCGCCGTTCGTTGACGAGGTTAAGCTCGCGTCTGAAATCCGCGCCGAGCGAAACCAGAAGCTCGTCGAGTCCGACTGGTCGCAGTTGGTGGATACGCCGCAGGCGATCAAGGACAAGTGGGCTCCCTACCGCCAGCAACTTCGCGACTTGACGACCCAGCCGCAGTTCCCCCATGTAGTGGTTTGGCCTAACACGCCATAACCAAACCCACCACACATGCCGCTGACCAAAAAGGGATCGAAGATCAAGAAGGCGATGGAGAAGGAGTACGGTGCCAAGAAGGGCAAAGCCGTCTTCTACGCTTCCGCCAACAAGGGCCGGATCAAGGGCGTCGAGAAACGCTCCCGGTAAGCTCCCGTTCCAACAGGCAGACGATGAATTTTTCCGTCGTACTGATCTGTCGGAACGAGTCCCGCACCATCCCCCGCCTTCTGGCCTCCCTCGTGGAGTTCCAGAAGCGCGGGGGAAAAGTTATTCTGGTGGACACGGGATCGACCGACAACAGCGCGGAGGTTGCACGCAATCTCGGCGTCGAGGTGCACGAGGTCGGCGAGCGATTCCTCTTCACCATCGACGAAGCCCTCGCGAAGGAGATCAACGAGCGTTTCATCTTCGGGGAGGAGGCTCCTCTCGTCAAAGAAGGCGACCGGCTCTTCGACTACTCAAAGGCCCGCAACTTTGCGGCCTCGCTCGCGCCGACCGATATGGTCGCGATGCCCGACTGCGACGAGGAGTACACGCGCCTTAACCTCGACGCCATTCAGGCCAAGATTGACGAGGGCGTTGGGCAGCTTGAGTACGAGTTCGTTTTCGCCCACGACGAGCACGGCAACGAGATCGTCAAGTTTCGCCACTGCAAGTTCTACGACCGCACGAAGCTCCACTGGGTCGGCGTGGTCCACGAGGTGCTCGCGGGCACGGCCACGCGTGCGTACCTCCCTCCGGACATCGTCAAGCTGGAGCACTGGCAGCAGCCGTCCGACCACCGCAGACGCTACCTCACGGGTCTAGCACTCGACTGCTTCCAGAACCCAACGAACGACCGCAACTCGCACTACCTTGCCCGCGAGATGCTGTACACGGGCCGGTACAAGTCAGCGTTCCGAGAGTTCGAGCGGCACATCGCCATGAACGGGTGGTTCACCGAGGCCACCCAGAGCGTCATTTTTCAGGGCGAGTGCGCCCAGTACCTCGGCAACGAGGAGCTCGCGCTCGAAAAGTGGCACAAGGCCATCGGCAGGGACTCCTCGCGCCGCGAGCCTTGGCTCCGTCTGGCCCAGTACTTCTTCAAGAAGGGAGACGCGCAACGTACCGCGGCCTACGCGGCGGCTGCGCTCACGATCCCGTGGTCCGATTTCTATGCGAACAACGCTAATCACTACCGGCACGAACCTCACGAGCTACTCTATTGGGCACTGTGGTGGCTCGGAGACAAGCAAGGGAGCTTCGAGCACTGGAAAAAGGCCCGCGACTTCTTCCCGGAGAACGAAAAGTACCGCCGGGACTCGATTTTCTACCTCGATTTCCTCAACCCGAAGGTGTCCATCGTCATCCCGACGCTCGGGCGCGAGGAGCAGTTGACGAATTTGGTCAATTCGCTGCCCGAAACGACCGGCTGGGCCAATTTCGAGGTGATCGTAAAGCGGGACTCCTTCGAGAACCGCTCTGGGGTACCGAAAATGGTCAAAAAGGGCGTCGAAGAGTCCACGGGCGAGTTCGTTTGCTTCCTCGGGAACGACTGCGTGCCCGAAAAGGGCTTCCTGAGGCGTGCTTTGGAGCAAATGTACCGGATTTTTGCCCACGGGGACGGTTTGGTGGGCCTGAACGACGGTATTTGGGCCAAAGGCGAGATCGCAACCCACTGGCTGGCCTCCAAGAGACTCCTACCGCTGCTGGGCGGGGAGTTTTTTCACACGGGGTACCACCACGCGGGCTGCGACAACGAGTTGACGGGCCGCTGCCAGCTTCTGGGCAAGTACGCGTGGGCCGAGGACGCCAGAATCACTCACAACCACCCCGTCAAGCACGGCTGGGACAAGGCGGACGAGGTTCACAAGCTGGCCTACAGCCGGGTAGAAGAGGATCGCGAGCTTCTGAAGGCCCGGGCGGCGAACTTTGGGTTCTCCCACCTCCTTGTCTAGTCGTATACTAAGTACACGCCATGTCCTGCCAGCCCCCCAGTACGCCCTGCCCCTGTGAACCGTGCCAGACCCAGTGCGACCCCGCGCACGAGCCGCTGCCGAGCACCGTTGACAACTTCGTGACCCAGTTCTTCGGGTCGGTCACAAAGACCTGCGTCAACAATCAGGTCGTCTGGTCGCTGCCCTGCAATCTCGACGCGGGTGTACCCGGGTACCCCCGCTCACCCAGCGAGGGTCTCGCATGCTACTTTAAGCGTCTGATCAACGATCTTTTCGTCCTCTTCAGCTCGCTGGGCACGATGGCGTTCCAGAACGCCAACGCGGTGAACATCACGGGCGGTGCGATCACCGGGATGCCGACCCCGACAAACCCGACCGACGTGGCCCCCAAGGACTACGTTGACACCGAGATCGCCCGAAATGTTCCCGTGTTCAACGTCCGCAACTACGGTGCCGTGGGTAACGGTGTGGCCGACGATACGGCTGCGGTGAACGCGGCCCTCTCCGCCGCCACGGTGGGCATCTCCGACGGCGCGGGTTTCTCTACCCGGGGCGTCGTTTACTTTCCCCGCGGTAACTACCGGGTCACGTCCACGATTGCCGTCGCGGCTCCCTTGGACACCACGGCGTTTAATCTTCAGTTCCGGGGCGACGGCATTGGGGTGAGCGTCATTACTCAGGCGACGGCCACTCAGGGTGGCTTTGTCGTTTCGTTGATCGGATCGACCCCCGCCACCTCAGTGAGCCGCACGGTTGGCTTCTCCGACCTCACGCTGCGTGCCGGGGCACTCTGTGGTCGTGCGATCCTCATCGATAACGGCACCTCGACCAGCTACCACAAGTCGCCCGGATCGAAGCTCACCCGCGTATCCATCGAGAGCCCGAGCACGTTCTTCTACTGGGCCAACGGCGTGCAGTTTAACCAGACTTGGAACGCGGTGGTGGACGGCTGCTTCATCGCAGGTAATCCGACGACCGACGCCAGTCTCACGGGCCGAGGAATCGACCTCACCGGCCTCTGCGTCAACTTCTCACTGTCCAACACGCAGCTCAACTTCTGGGACATCGGATTCGCGAGCATCAACAACAGCGTCTCCACGTCCGACCAGAACACCGAAGGCATCGTCTTCGACAAAATGTTCATGGTGCCGGTGAAGACGGGTGTGCACGTCAAGGGTAACCCCAACGCGGACTTCGCGGGTCTTGGTCTGGACTGGGACGGTCGATACGTCACGGGCCGCGTGGGCTTAGTTTTCCTGTCCAACAGCCACATTGACGCCCGTGGAGCGGCTGGCACTGCTTCATTGAAGCTCGAAAACGTCAACGCGTTCCTAGTGACCTCAAACATGCTCATCGCCTCCGACGGCGCGGCGAACATCGCGTACCTGAACGGAGCCTACGAGGGCACCTTCACCGGCAACTCGCTCTTCGGGCCGTGCAGCGTCGGCGTCGAAGTGGTCGGCAAGTCCACGAATAGCACCTTCACCGGCAACCAATTCCGTCAAGGCGGCAACGCCAGTTTCCCGACCGCGTTCCAGTTCGGTACGGACACCCAATTCAACATCGCGACGAACAACACTCGCGAGAACCAGTACCCACTGATCAACACCGACAGCTCCACCGCTGTGGGCGGAGAGTCCAACAATCAGGTCGGTCAGACTGTGAACATCTCGGCTTCGGTCACGACGATGGGCGGAACTTCCAACGAGACTTTCAGCGTGGACATCACGCGTGCTTCGTTGGGCCGTAAGGCCCCGGCTATTCCAGTTTCTTTGAACGTAGTCGCGACGAACATCGGCGTACTCTACGACTGGAACGGTATCGCCAACTCCAAGACTACGGCTCGCATCCGTGTCTACACGTTAGACGGCACCAACCTCCCCGGAGGCACCACCTACCGTCTCGGTCTCACGGTCAACCCCGGCACCTACTAAACCATGTCTTGCTGCAACAATAGCTGCGATCCCGACCACGAGCCGCTGCCGAGCACGGTCGATAATTTCGTTACCCAGTTCTTCGGCGAAGTCACGAAGACCTGCGTCGATGGGCAGGTCGTGTGGGAACTGCCGTGTAACCTCGACGAGGGCATCCCGGGCTACCCCCGCGTTGAAGGCGAAGGGCTCGCGTGCTACTTCTCCCGCGTGCTGGAAGACATCAGCATGGGCGGGGGCGGCGGTGGCCCGGTGGACGCGCTCTTGCGTGCCAACAACCTCTCCGACCTGACCAACGTCCCGACCGCCCGCACGAATCTGGGGCTCGGAACGATGGCGACGCAGAACGCCACGAACGTGGCCATCACGGGCGGCACGATCTCGAACGCTCAGATCGTCAACCCCACCATCACGGGTGCCACGATCAACACGAGCAACGTCACCGGAGGCACCATCACGGGTGCTGCGGTGAAGTCGCTCCCGGCCCCGGTTCTCTCTGGCGACGCGGCGACCAAAGCCTACGCCGACGCCGCCGCTGCTGGCTTGTCGGTTTTAAGCCCGGTCCGCGTTGCGACTATCGGAGCTAACATCAACTTGACGGGCGGTGCGCCTGACACGCTGGACACCATTCTGCTGGCCCCCAACGACCGCGTCCTCGTCAAGGACCAGAGCACGCCATCGCAGAACGGCGTCTACTACGTCCAGACGCTTGGCACTGGTAGCAACGGGACTTGGGCTCGAACAACCGACGCTGACACGACCGGCGAACTCGTCACCGGCACCTACGTCTTCGTTAACTCGGGTGCCACGAATTCGAGCACCTCGTTCGTCATCACGACGACCGGCGTAATCACGATTGGTACGACGCCGATCACTTGGACCCAGTACTTCTCGGTCGGTTCAATCTCGTTCTCCTCAATCACGGGGTCCGTCGTCGCGGGTCAAATCGCGTCCGTCAACGCGGCCTCCATCATCGGTTCGATCACGGCAGGTCAAATCGGCTCGATCAACGCCAACACGATCACGGGACTGATCACTTCGACGCAGATCGGATCGGTTAACGCGAACACCATCGTCGGCGGTATCACGGCCACCCAGATCAACGACGTTAACGCGGCGACGATTGTTGGCTCGATCTCTGCGAGCCAGATCGGATCGGTCAGTGCGGGCAGCATCACGGGCGTCATCGTCGGTGCCCAGTTGACGGACCAGATTCTGAACACTCAGCGGCTCATCGCGAGCGACATCTCCGTCGTTCGTCGCGTGAGCACGCTGCCGACGCTTCCGAACGTCAACTACCCCATCGGCGCGTTGGCCCTCAACACCACGAACCAGACGCTTTACCAGAACGTGGCCAACGTCTGGACGGTGGTGACCTCGTCGTCCTCGGTGACGGGCACGCTCACGGCCACCGACATCGCGAGCGTCAATGCGGGGTCCATCGTCGGTCTGATCATTGCGAGCCAGATCGGAACGGTGAGTGCCGCGTCTATTACGGGCAGCATTTCCTCTTCTCAGATTGGCTCCGTAAGTGCCACGGCCATCACGGGCACCATCACCTCAAGCCAAATCTCTTCCGTGAGTGCCGCAAGCATCGTCGGCGGCATCACCTCGTCGCAGATTTCTTCGGTGAGCGCAGGTTCGATCACGGGCGGCATCACCTCGTCCCAGATCACCTCCGTCAACGCCGCCTCGCTTACGGGCACGGTGAGCGCAGCCCAGATCGGGTCGGTCAACGCGACCACGATCACGATTGGCACCCTAGTGGACAGCCAGATCAGCTCGGTCAGCGCGGGCAAGCTCATTGCAGGCACCATCGGAGCCCAAGAGATCATTCTGTCGAACTCTGCCTCCTCAATCCTGCGCTCGGACAACTACTCCGCTGGTGCCTCTGGCTGGCGTATCCGAGGCAACGGCGACGGCGAGTTCAACAACGTCACAGTGCGCGGCACGTTCTCGGCGGGCACTGGCGCTGACGGAGTACTTAACGCCTCGCCGTCCGCCAGCACGTTTGGTAACAGCTCCTTCCGGCACATTGCGTTTCCTCAGTCCACGGTTGGCAGCACGGAGTTTCAGGCCAGAAACGGCGGCACCGCCTACGTTCGGATTGCAGCTTTTGACATCGGAAGCGGAGCAACCGCAGGAGGCGTCGAAGTCACGGGTTCTCTCGGAGGATCGACGACTCTTGGACCGGGTGGCGTGACCACCACGGGAACAATCGAAAGCCTCCGGCTTTTTGCGTCCTCGGTCTCGGTTGACGCGAAGGACTGTAATATCCGCGTGATGACGGGCGCAACCCCGACTATCGTACTCAACCGCGACCTTCAGCAAATCTGGATCAACGGCCAGAAGGTCGTAGCATCTCGTTACACGGGCCCCGTCACGACGTTGGCCGATGTGATCGCCTGTCTCCAATACCACGGCCTCTGCAACTAACCATGAAACCCGTCTCCCTCAAACGCGAAGATTTCGTCCCCATGCCCTTCGGTGGGCCGGAGAAGTTCCCCCGGCTCTGGCTCGATGGCCTCACCGACGTAGACATCCCTGAAGAGGGTGAAATTCGCTTCCGGTTCTCCCGCATCTCGAAAATCGAGAAGGAAGACCGTAGTGGCGAAACCACGTCGGTCGAACTCGTGCTCAAGAAGATCACGGACATCTGCGACTGCAAGGGCAAGGACGCGGAGTACAACGAGGACCGTGGCGAGGAGATGGACTCCGAGGACGAAGGCGAGAGCGAAGAGATGGACGCCGAGGACGCCCTCGACGCCATCATGGAAGACCTTGACGAAGAGGACATGGTTGACGAGTCCGAGGACGATAACCCCGAGAAGTACTAAATGTTCACCGTCGCTGACATCGCTTCAGACGCCAAGCGCATTCTCGCCAACTGCGATGACGCGACGCTGTTCAATCGCCTGAACTACGTCGTCGAGCTGCTCGCGAACGAGTCCGACTGGGACCCGCTTATCGGCGTCGTGGACATCTGTACGAACCCCGGCGAGACATGCGTGACGCTGCCCCGTGAGGTGGAGACCCCTCTCTCCATCAACATCGGCGGCACGCCCGCGCAGGCCCGCAACCGCTTCTTCTCGTTCCATCTGAACGGTCCGGGCGACGATTGCCGCGAGTCGTGCAGCTACACTTGGGACGACAAGGGCGACGTGCCGCTCTTCTACGATCCGCCCTCCCCGGTGCAGTTCATCGCGTTTCTAGAGAACCCGAATGACACAAACGCCGAGCTTTGGGTGTACGGGTACGACGAGCAGAACCGCTGGATTCGTACCGAGGTGAACGGCGAGATGGTGGACGGTTGTCCGGTGCCGACGATCTTCGGGTACGCTGTGCCGAACCCCGAGCAGCAGGTGTTTTCCCGCATCGTGCGCGTCCGCAAGAGCGTCACGCAGGGTTACATCCGCCTCACGTCCTTCGACATCGGAGTCAACACGGGCGTTCTCCTCGGCGACTACGCCCCCGACGAAACCGAGCCCTCCTACCGCCGCATCAAGCTCTCCCGCAACTGCGGTTGGGTCCGCGTGATTTATCGTCGCCGCGTCTTCAAGCTGAAGACGATGGACGACCTTATTCCGCTCCACAGTCCGTTCGCCCTCCTCATGGCCCTCAAGGCCACGCAGAAGATGGAAGACGACCAGATCGACGAGGGCGAGAAGTACTTGGCTCGCGCCATCGACTTCATCACCAAAGAACAGTTGTCCCGTAACCCCGTCACCACTCCGGAAGTACAGGTCCGCGGCCCGAACATTGCCGCCGCCTACAACCGTCTCGAATGATCCCTCCAAAGCTCATTCAGGGCGGGCTCGGCTTCTCGGGCTCGGCGTTCTGGATTCGCGGCATGGACTCGTCGCTCGACCCTGCGTTCCTGCAGGAGGCGGAGTACCGTTCCGCGATGAACGTGACCAACCGCGGCGGCGTCCTCAAGACCCGCCCCGGGTACAACTGCGTCTTCGAGCTGCCCCCGGGTCGCCTGCAGGGGTACACGCTGTTCCGCCCGACCGGCGGCGCGTGGCACCACGTTGTGGCGATTTCAGGCAAGGTGTACGTCTCCGCGTATCCGTTCAACTCCTACAGCGAGCTGCCGAACATCCAGTTTCATGTCGGCTCTGACCTCGTGGTGTTCGAGAAGGCTACGAAGTCTGTCGTCCAGAACCCGGACGGCTCGCTAACGGTGGTGGACCCGTTCGATGTGCTGGTGATGCAGGACGGACGCACGCCCGCCGCGTACTGGGACGGCTCAATCTCACGGCACCTGTCTCCGCTGAACAGCGAGACCCCGCTTGGCGTCTGGATGAAGTGGTCCGGTGACCGTTTGTGGGTGGGCCGTGACAACGAGCTGTTTGTTTCGGACATCGCTGACCCGCTCCGCTTCACCGAAACCGACTACCTCTCCGAGGGCGGAAGTTTCCGTTTGCCGGATAATGTAACCGGCCTCGCTGAGATCACGTCTACAGAGGTTCCCCAGCTTCTAGTCTTCACGGCGAACACCACGTCGATTTTTCAGTCGAACATCCGTGACCGGGCGACGTGGAAGACGACCCCCAACTTCCAGCGCGTTCTCTTCCCCGAGATCGGGTGCGCTTCTGGCCGGGCCATCGCCACCCAGTACGGTCAGCTCTGGTGGATGACGATGACCGGTGTCACGAGCCTGAACGCCGCGGCCCAGAGCCGCGTGTCCAGCGAACTCCTCTACCGCGACGTGGAGATGGCGGTCTCCAAGGGCAACCTCTCGCCGAACATCGACAAGGTAGCGGCCATCGCGTTCGAGAACTACGTCCTCTTCTCCGTTCCGTCCGGCGACCTCTTCAACCGGCACACTTGGGTGATGGACCAGTCGCCCGCTGAGAAGCTGAACGCAGGCTCCGCGAGCGCGTGGAACAGCGTCTGGACCGGCACACGGCCCGTGCAGTGGAGCGTAGGCGCCGTAAACGGCGTCCAGCGCATCTTCCACGCCTCGACCGATTACGACGGGAAGAACCGTATCTGGGAAGCCTTTATTCCCACCCGGCAAGACAACGGTCAGCCGATCACCTGCTACGTCGAGACCAAGGCCCACACGGACTTCAACGAGATGGCCCGTGGGCTGGACATGAAGACGTTCCGATTCGCGGAGCTGGAGTTCACGGAGATTCAGGGCACGCTCGACGTGAAGGTATACTGGGCGGGCATGCGCGGGAACTACAAGGAGCTCACCGTCTTCCGCTTCGTAGCTCCTGAGGGCAACCTGACCTACAACAAGCAGATCACCCTCGACACGAAACTCTTCGCCTACCAGCCCCAGTCACGCGTCGTCCGCACAACCGAGATTCTCAACGACCGGCAGGAGGGCAGCACCTGCGGCATCGAGTCCCCCTTCACAGACCGCCACGACCGAGCGTTCTCGCTGCTCATCGTCTGGTCCGGCAAAGCGGCCCTCCGTTCGTACCGCATCTTCGCCCGCACGTTCGACGAGACCGGAGTCGGTGCCGCCGAGGGTCTGGTGGAGAACGTGGACACGGCCCAGCCTGTCCGCACCGGCCTTCTGGACAACCCAACGCCCTGTAATACCGCCCCCTGATGCCCTACAACCGAGTCTACCGCAAGACCGACGTAGCCACGGCCACCTGCCAGATCGGCACGGGTGCGCCTGTGTCCGCCGTCGCGTCGTCCCAGAGCATCATCTCCCAGCGTGACGCGGACCGCAAGGCCGCGGGCTACGCGAAGGGGAAGGCCCAAGCCGGTCTGGTCTGTACCCGATAATGCCCTACCAAGTAAAGTTCGACTTCGCGAGGCCGATCAGTTCCCGGGTCGTGGAAATCTTCTACGAGTCCCCGGCGATCTGCGGCATCGTGTACTACTCGCAAATCCCGTCGTCGTCCGACGGTTACACGTCCCTGCTTTAGTCGTAAACTATCATCACCGTGCCAAACCCCGTTACATTCGATGTCTCAGCCGGAGCCCTTCCTGAGGGTCTGGATACCGACCCGCAGGGCCTGCTGCAGGAGTTTGCCGCACGCCTGATCATCGCCCCGTCCGTCCCGTGGTCGTCGTTCACGGTGGGGGCCGCGCAGCCGACGAGCAACCTCGGGCCGTGGTTCAAGGACGGGAAAGAACTGTGGGTCTGGGACGACGTTCTGGCGACCTACATCCCGGTGGTCTCGCCGTCGGTCATCGACACGAGCGGCGGCACCCAGTACCCGTCGCTCCGTTACGCGGTATCGTCCTTGGCCCCGAATCCGGTCAACTACAGCTTCTGGATCGAACTGAACGGTGCCGGGAAGGCCATCGACATCAAGCACTACTCTTCCGGCGCGTGGAAGAGCATCTTCGAGGACACGTTCGCGGGCATCCAGACCCAGTTCACGAACATCACGACGAACTACTCGACGACCACGCAGATGAACACGGCGATTTCCACTGCTGTGGATGCCGTGCGCGTGAACTATCCGATCGCGGCGTCTCTGGCGGTTAATCAGACCGTTCCGATTTCGAATCTCGCCACGAATACCAAACTGCTGTTCAACACGGTCAACCTTGACCCTGATTCAGCGTATGACGCGGCCAACAGCCGCTTCGTGGCACCCGTTAACGGCGTCTATCAGGTACGTGCCGAGCTTCAGGTGGACAACAACACGGGCGTCGCGGCGAACATGGAGATGCTGCTGACCGTCTTGAAGAACTCGGGCAACTACCAAGCATCCGGCATGGCGATTTCGTCGCCCCCGGGCGCACGCTGGTACCCGCAAGTCAACGCGTTTGTTCAGCTCGGCACGGGCGATATCGTGGAGATTGCTCTTTCGCTCGAAGACGGTACCAACTCGGGTAACGTCGAAGTCTCCGCAGCGAACTCGACTGCTGAATTCATCCTCGTTCGGAAACTCTAAGCCATGGACCCCGTCACTCTATCACTCGCAGCGGCCAGCACCGTCGCTGGGCTCATTGGCGGCAGCAAGACCAGAAAGGCCGCGTCCCGCGCCGCCGACGAGGCGATGTCCAAGCAGCAGCGCGTGGACATCGGCAAGCTCGTGGCCGACGCCCGTGCGAACTCCGAGGCCAACCTCGCGAAGTCGATGGAGCTGGAGAAGAAGTACCTCCCGGGTACGGCGCAGCTCCGCGAAGCGACGACGGCAGGGCTCTTGGAACAGGTGAGCGGCGAGGGAAAAATTCGTCGCGACGAGGCCCTAAATCGTCTTCTGGGCTTCACGCCTGCGTCCGCGACCCCGACGTACGAGGGGTCCGCGCTCTTCAAGCAGGCTACTGACCGCATTGCTGCTGACCTCGCTCTTGGAGGCAAGCTCGACGCCGAGACGCAGGCCGCGGTGGTCCGCGGCGCGTTGTCTGGTGCCGGACGTTCTGGCATCATCGGGTCGCAGGCCGGTCGTGGACTCACGGCTCGCGATTTGGGCCTTACGTCGCTCCAACTCCAGCAGGATCGTCAAAAAGCGGCTTTGGAGGCCGGGAAAGCTCAGTCCATGCTTGGTCTGAGTCAGACTCAGCTTGAACTCAGCGCGGCGGATCAGCTTCTGCGTTCGCTGGGCATGGGCGTCGAGGCCACGGGTAACGAGCTGACCCGAGCGGGCAACCTCTACCAGACTCTGGCCAATCAGGCTCTTCCTGAAAGCGGCTTGTCTTCCGGCAGTTTGGCGAATATCACAGTGGGCGACATCAACGCGTACAACCAGCGTCTCATGGACGCCGCGGCCATCAAGGCAGGGGGTGCCGCGGCTGGCATTGGACAGATGGTTGGGGGCATTCAGTCCGGTCTTGGTATGGCGGCGGGGGCATTTGGGAAAGGCGGCGGCGGTGGTGGAGGCTCGGGTGGTCCGTTTAAGTTCAGCCTCACGCCAACCGATACGAGCCTGCTCGGGTCAGCCAAATATTCGTCGATGCCCTCCAGCAATTCGTCTACGGGGTCACTTCTACCTTTCACGGGTCTGTTCCAGAAATAGTCCATGCCTGTCGTACCCACCTCTCAGGTCAGCGTCATTCCGACCGCTCCCCGCGTCGATATCCAGTCGTTCGTCCCGAAGCTCGATCCGACGGCGGGTCTCGGGACGTTCATGGCCGCGGCGCAGCTTCCTCTCGCGATGGAGCAGATCGATCTGCAGCGCGAGAAAAATAAAGCCGAGCGCAGTCAGCTCGATTTTCTCAAGAAGCAGACCGAGTACAACATTCGGAACTACGACGCGATTCAGGCCGCAGCTCGCGCACAAGCCCAGCTTGAAGCGGACATAAAGCGAGAGGCCCTTAGAAAGGCTGCACTCGACACAGAGACGGCACGCCTCGACCTTCAAAGTAGACAACCAGTTTCTCCGGAAAGACTATCACCCTTTTTTCGCGGAACTGACGTACCCGCGGGGAACGTCGGAGCTGGAGCGGAAACGGAAACTGGAGCGGAAGCGGGAGGGACAACGACTCTTCCCTTGACCGATGTAACTACTGTAACCACGGTAGAAAGACCCCCCGCAACGCTCGCGGATGTCACCACGGTGGCCGAGGAGCAGACGGCTGAAGAGATCGAGGCACGGCGTACCACTGAACGCGAGAATCGTCGCAGGTATACTCCTGACGTGTCGAACGTGAGCCAGTTCGTGCGTTCCGCGGACTCCGAGCAGGCGGCGTTTGACGAAGAGTACAACCGGCGAGTGGCCGAAGAATTTGGACCGTCGGAGTTCATTACGAACCGGCGCCTGAGCGAGGTGGCGGCGAGACTTCCGGCCATTTCAAAGGAACTGAAGCCCAAGGACTCTGAGTACAGGTTTGTTGATGGTCGTGGTGTCCCCATGACGGTAGGTACCCGGGTCGTTGGGGATCGCGTTATCGGTGTTCGCGGCGACGCGAAGATCGATGTCGAGACGCTTCACAAGACGAATACAGCGGTGAAGAGGTTCGACGAGGCTTTTGCCGATGAGATCGGAAAAATGTCACCGTCGCAGATGGCAAACGCACAGCAGAATATCAACCGCTTGATGGATGCGGTTGAACTGCACGCAGAGTCAGAAAAAACCGGGGGGCCCATCGAACGGTCTCGTTTGATTCCCTTCTTGCCCGACTCCGTTCAGGCCCTCGTCGCTACGGACAAGTTTTTCGCTCGCGAACAAGTTCGTACCGCTATCCAGCAGTCGCTACGCGAAGTTCTCGGAGCCGCATTCACCCGTGCGGAAGGCGAGTCGATGATGAATCGCTCGTTCAATTTGTTCCTTTCTCCCGGGGCCAACGTGGAAATGGTCCGCAAGGCGGTTCAAGTTGCCGAGACCGCGGTTCGCGACCGCGAGGATCAGATCGCATACTTCCAAAACAACGGAACGCTTTTCCAATTCAAACCGGTAGGAGAACTGGTTAATCCCGACGGGTCTCCTAATCTCGCTCGCCTTGACGTAATCACCAAACAGCTTGTTCCTGCCGGAATGACTACCGATCAGGGCACGCCCGCCCCGATTCGAACAGGGCCGACAGAAGAGCAGGTAAAGACGGGAGCCGAGATTCTGAAGAGATCTCGCGCCAAATACAACGCTAGTCCCGGTTCGATAGGCCAAGCCGCAGCCAGAAAGCCCTAAACGGGCTACACATCTACCATGGTGACCACGCCGAGCAAGTCTGTCGGAGACGTATTTGCTGAAACGCTCCGCAGCGAGCAGGCCGCGCTGGGGATCGCCCCGCCGCCCGAAACTTCGCCGTTCGTCACGCCCGATGACCCGGAAGCGTACGTCCGCAGCCTTTTCGACACGCCGCTCCCAACGCTCCAAAAGCAGCTCGCCGAGTTTGCGGGCACTCCGGAGGGAGACGCGATTGAGTATACCATCGATCAAAAATTTGAGAACCTTTTCAACCAAGTAAACGCGGTAAAGGGCTACGAGAACACGGTACGCAGGCTCGCGGAGTTGAAGCGCGACAACCAGATCGACGATAGGTTCATCGACGCGATCACGGAGCTCGTAAAAGAAAAGGCCCGCGAGCCTCTTCCGGAAGTAAGCCTGAAAGACGCGAAAGAATTTTTGAAGGCTCTGCCCGATGTCGGCATGGACATCGCCAAGGGCCTGTACGGAGTTGCTCGCTACGCTCCGCAGGCCGCCTTCGAGACGGTCAAGGAAGGGAAGATCGAAGAAATCAACCGGGTCAGAAAGCTCGTAGGCGCGGAGCCCATAAAGCACGGGGAACAGGGGGCCACGGAACTCATGATGTTCGGCACGCTTCAGGGCACCTACGAGACGGGCCGTCTGGTTCAGCGTTTGATTCGTTTGGCGACGCTCGGTGTTGAGGACTTCGACGAAGAGTCCATCAAGGAACGTCTGAAGGAGGACCTCGATCTGTACGACACGATGATCTCGTTCGAGCGGGGTCAATCGAATTTGAAAGACGAGACGACGGGCGCATACCGGCAGGTTGTTCCGGAAGAGCTCGTTGAGTTTATTTCACCGGTCGGCGAGGTGCTCTCGCTGGACAACGTTGCGTCCGCCGTCACCGGTGCGCTTGTTCCGAAGATTGGTGCTAAGGCCGCGGCCAAGGTGGGCAATAAGATCGCCGTCGCTGCCCCGCGCATCATCACGCAGGCCGAAAAAACTGTGGCCGATGCTGCTGCAAAAACCGCAGCCGAGCAGGCCGTATCGTTCCCGCGTCGTGCTCTCGGCACCGCGGTTGAGAAGACGGGCGAAATCGCGGGCACTCCTACGGGCCGCGCCGTGACGGCTGCCACGATAGCCGCTGTGTCCGGGGGGTCACCCGCCACGGTGCTCTTCTCTGCACTGGGCGGCGGGTCTCGTCTTGGTCAGACCGTGCTGAAGGCGGGCCCCGAGGCCGTCAAGGCGACGGGTCGTGCAATCAAGGCTCCGCTCACCGGACCCATCGGCGAGCTCGCCAACGTCACCAAGGACCTCGTCAGGGGCGGTGTTGCTGGTACCGCGACGATGGCCCCGCTGGCTCTGCCCGCCGAAACGGCTGAAGAGCGTGGAACCCTGCTCGCCGGTGGTTTCGTGGCCGGTGGATTCGGTGCAGGTGCAGGCGTCGCCAATAATTCAGTACGCCAGCTTGGTCGCAGTCTCTGGAAGCCCAGCGACAAGATTGTTCCCGAGACGGAACGCGCCCCCACCACGTCGTACGGCACGCCTGATCTCGACAGTGCGCACGCGGAGTACGTCAAGGGACTGCCCGCGGACATGGCCAACCGCATCGAGGCCCTCCGCGATCTCGTCGGCACGAACAGCGAACTCTACGTCATCGACCCGACGACCTACGACTCGCTCGACCAGACGCAGGCGGGCGGTGCGAAATCGCAGGGTGTGGTCTTTGCGACCGCGCCGAACGGCAAGCAGATCGCCCTGATCCGAGGCGGCAGCGAGTCGTTGCTCCACGAGACGGGTCACGTTGTGTTCAACTCTCTCCCGGACGCCGAGAAGGCGAAGCTGCGGGACGCCGTGCTCGAGGGCTACACGCCCGAGGAGCTGGAGCAGATGCGCGAGTACTACGTCTCCCGTGGAATCGACCTCCCGACTCAGGACGCTCTGGTCGAAGAGGTGCTGGCGGAGAATTTCCAAGTCGCTTTGAACGGCGGTCCTCTGGGCCGACTGGGCACGCCGCGGAGCCTCGCTGGGCGTATCTACGGCACGGTTGGCACGCTGGCGGAGCGCGTGGGCCTACGAAATCTGGTCCCCGGGGCCGATGTCGTCACGTCCGAGACGCTGCAGTTCACCCCGTCATTTATTGCGCAGGGCGCCATCCGGTCGATGCTGGAGGCCCGTGATTTCGACCTGAGCGGAACGCCACCCGCTGGCGTTACGGCTCCTCCCCCGGCTGCTCCTGTTGCTCCGGCAGCTCCTCCCCCGGTTGCCCCGGCCCCAACGCCTGCCGCGGCGGCCCCAGCGGCCCCCGTTCCTGCCCCGCAGGCGGCTCCAGCGGCTCCGGTGGCGGCTCCCGTAGCTCCCGCGGCCCCTGCGCCCGCTGCAGCGGCTCCTACGCCCGCTCCCGCCCCCGCGGCACCCGTGACGGCTTCCGTCGAGACTCCCCGCAGCATCTACGCGACGCCTCAGCGGCGCGAGGAGATCACCACGCAGGAGGCCACGCCGGAAGTCGAGGCAGCTAATCGCCAGACTCTTGCGACGGAACTTGCGAAGCCTCGCGCCGACCGCCGCCCGATTCAGGTCGGGTACAACTCCGCGAAGGCCGACGAGGCCCGCACCGACGGCCCCCTGAAGCTCTCTGAGCCGCAGCGTGCCGAGCAGCGTGCGCTGGCGGACGAAGGCGAGGCCAGCGGCGTCGCGGACCAGTTCCGCGAGGTGTACGACAAGGTGACGATTCCGTACAAGGCGCAGGACACAAAGAAGGGCGGCACGACGCTCTTCGCGTTCTCGCTGGACAAGGTGATCCGCAACATCGACATGCTCGGCGCGTGGCTTCGCCGCAACCCGGACGCCGCGGCCCGCCTAACTCAGGTGACGGGCGTGCAGTCGTTGGAGAGCCCGCAGTTCCGCGCTCAGTTCCAGAACTACCTTCAGAATCAGGCCAACGGATACCGCGGCGACGGAAAGCCGCTGGTAAAGACCGAGGACACGCGAGCCGAGGACATCCCCGATCCGACGCCCGGGTACACTCCCGTGCCGGTGCCAGAAGGCGCGTCGAAGCTCATCAACTCGCTCATGGGTCTCCGGAACGCCATCGACTACGGCGAGGGTGCCACGGCTGCCCAGTCGTACGTTCAGCGTCTGGCCAAGGCCAACGGGGCCGCGGTGGTCGAAGTTCGTGAGGTGCCGGGGCGTAAGGCCGGTGAGATGGTGCCGACGAACGAGTTCAACCTCGTCAACAAAGAGCTGCGCGACCTCGGCTTCGACACGAACCTCTTCCACGTCGCCATCGAGCAGCTACGGCTGAAGCGCATCGCGACGCCGATCACGTTCCGCGAAGACCTGAATGTCCGCGCTCCGCTGCAGGGCGTGATTCAGATTGGCTTCATGCCCAGTGCGCTTCCCATCCCGGAACGATTTACTGGAACGGGCGAAGAGGCAGGACGTCGTGGAGCTAAAGTAACTCCTCCGGGCTTCTTTGCTCGATATGATATCGAGGACTACGTTCGCGGAGGAAAGTATGTCAACACTGCCTCAGGAGAAGACATCACCGGGCGCGTGTACCAGACCGGTTCCATCGACGTAAGCACTGGCAGGCCGAGCCTTCAAACGTCGGACGCTCCGGCGGCTCTTCCTGTCTCAGGTCGAAAGATTCGTACCAACCTCTTCAAGCAGTCTGCCGGATGGAAGTGGATTGGAGAAGCTCCGTCTCCAACCTCTACGCTGGTTAGCGTCGAGATCGGCAACGACCACGTCTACACGCTCAACGCGCAATTCGATACGCCAGTCGAGCTGGCCCGCTACGCTGAAAAGAAAAGCGAGCCGCGTTTGCGCCCGACTACCCGTGGCGTTCTGCAGGTTGGAGATAAAGTGGGCGAGATCGAGGTTCGCGGACGTATCCATCCGGTGTACGACAAGGTTACCACGGCTACCGACGCCCCGGGCCGAGGCATCGTCAACCGCGGTGAAGACTCGCGGCAGTTCATGCCCGCGGCTTCTCCGGAGCAGAACGTCGAAAACATCCGCGCCATTGATGCTGCTGGAAACAAGAGCGCGTCGCAAGTTAACCCGGCCAGCCTGAAGTATCCAAACAATCCTGTTGAAGGTTCAGTGACGTTGCCTGCTCGCTGGGGCATTGTTAACCGCAACATCGTCGGAATGGCTCGAAGCTATTCTGAAGTAGACGACATTGTTACTCGGGCTGTTGATCGCTTGAAACGTGTGACCTCGGAGGACCCGGAATTTGCTCGAGGGTCTGCTAGTTTCTACCGCGACATGGCCGAGTCGTCCCTCGATCTTTCGGACGTTGTTTCCCCGAACGTGACTGGCTGGGAGAAGGCAAATCTTGCCGATCTCATGCTGCGCTATCTCGCGCTTGGCTCCCCACGCACGAACGTCACCGGAAACGCCACGAAGTCCAGTGGATCGGCGGCGGGATTCGTGGGCGGTTTCGAGCCGGGTTTCAAGATCGGCTTTGGAAGTCAGCAACTTGGAGCCAAGGACACCTACAACGCGTGGTTGAAGAACGAACACTTCGACCTCAATGCTCCCGGCATCGACGACAAGGTCCGCAGCTTCTACATCAACGGTATTTCCGAGCTGATTGAGATGCTTCAAGAAGGCAACGAAGCGGACCGCGTGTCGGCTGATCGACTGATGGAGCGCGCCGGTCGTTCGCTCAACGTGCTTTCACCGGGGCAGTCCATGACCGACGCTCTTCGCGTCGAGATTCAAAGGCTTCTGGACGGCAAGGCCACGATTGACATGTGGGACATGGCCGGAAAGGGCTTTGCTTGGCCCGGCTTTATCCTCCGAAAGAGCGAGCGCAACAACGCCGCGCAACCATTCCAGTGGACGCAGGACAAATTCTCAAAGACCGCTTCCTTCTCGGATTCGGCGTGGAAGACGGTGCTCAAGGACCTTGGCATCGCGAGTCCTTCCGAGCTGTCATACCAACAAGCTCGATCCCTGCGAATCGATGGGAACATGGACTGGAACGAAAAGTCATGGTCCGAGAGAAAGGGCAACGAGTTCAAACCGGACACCAAGTTTACCTACTACACGCAGGGCACCGAAGCGGGCCTGAGCCCCGGTGGAGCGGGACCGATGTACGACGCGCAGCAAGCGATGGACGGGTTGATCGCTGACCGACTCAACGCGGAGGGCATGGCGTCCCTGTTCGGCAAGACAAAGCTGAAAGCCCGAAACGCGCAAGAGACCCTTTGGGGGCTCGAAAAGCGTGACAATCCGATCCCGTCGAACAACGACCTGTCGCTTTACGGAAACTCGATTCGAAGCTTGGTCACGGAAGTGCAGGGGCTGCGTGAAGGCAAAACACTCACGAAGAAATCCCGCGCCGAAGCCATTCTGAACGCAATGGATCGGGCCTACGAGCAGATGGCTCGGCAGGAAATTCCGATTGAGGCCGTGACAAGCGGAACCTCGGCCAACGCCCGTGCGATCCAGACCAGACTCGAAGTTCTAGCTCAGGCAGGCGACATCAACCCTGCTTTGACTCTAACCGCTCACATTGCAGATGGCCTTGGAGACGCCATTAACGACATCGCCACCCAAGAGGGCGTTGATGTTACGGTGGACGAGGTTCATCTAGGCCGAGGTGGCTACACCGAAAAAGGCGTGGCCTCGGTATCACCGAACATGAGACTGGTGCTGCGGGGCCCGCGTAACGATGTCAGCACCGTGCTCGACGCGATGTCGCGTGCGATGGACCAAGACGGTGGAAACATCGTCCGCAAACCGACGGTGCGCGAAATGAATGATCTCAAAACGCGCAAGAACGTATTCGTCACGTTCGATACTCGGTCACTGTCCAATCCGCAGCGTGAAGCATTCTTCCTAGAGCTTAACAAGCTCGAGGACCCTGCTGGTAATTCGTTCATCACCGGTTTTACCGAAACGAAGGACGGCAGTTTGGCCGTGGGCGACCAGTTCTACAACGGCGACATGTCCGCCGCCCTTCGAGCCAACGAGACTGCAATTCAAAACCTCATGACGAAGTACAACGTCGAGGGCCTCCGCGAGGAACGTTTAATGACCGAGATGTTTTTCCGGGGTGCCGCGGAAACTCCTGCCTCGGGGTCTCGCTTCGCGCAGTCTATTGCGCAGTATATCATTGGTCGCGTGGCTTCCGCTGCTCCCAGCACTTCGTTTCTGTTCCCGCAGACCACTCCAATTCCTGCGCTCTTGTCTCAGCGAACCGTAAAGAGGCTGGCCGATATTGAAGGCGTGGCCAAGACAAAGGCTCTCAAGGTGTTGACCAAGCTAAAATCGGATGTTGACGCTGCATTATTGCGCGGTCAGATAGACGCCGCAACAGCCGAACGCCTCAAGAACGCCATTTCACCTGAAATCGAAGCCGAAGGAACAGACTGATGAAGAGCAACCCAGCCCCGTATCACACCAAGGAATCCTACGACGCACTGTCGTTGATGGCCAAGCGGCTGTCCAAGTCGCAAGACTTTAGGACGCTTGGCGACGAACTCACCGCGAACGATTCGGTCATGATCATGACTGGAATGAACGAGGCCGCGAAACCGTCGCGTACTTCGAAGAAGCCGCTAGAGAACGAATCATGACTCCGAACGATTTCACGGTGAAGTTCACGCCGCCGGTCATGGCCGCTGCGCCGTTGGCCGAGGAAACTATGGCTGCGAAGCCCAAGGCCAAGCCGCTCGCCGCCGAACCGGCCCCAGAGCCCGACGAAGTCATCGTCGCGGCGCGTGAGTACATCAAGGCCAACGAGGGCGTGAAGAACAAGCCGTACAAGGACTCCAAGGGCTTCTGGACCGTCGGTATCGGGCACCTCATGACGCCGCAGGAGATCAAATCGATGGCCGGGCGCACGCTCTCGGATCAGGAGGTGAACGACATCTTCGCCCGTGACCTCGCGTCCAAGGCCAAGATGGCCAAGCGCGAGCTGGGCAAGGCGTACGACACGCTGCCGAAGGAGGCCAAGGTGGCCATCCTCGACGGGTTCTTCCGCGGCGACATGTCCGGCTCCCCCAAGGCACTCGAACTCCTCCGCGCTGGGAAGCTCCCGGAAGCGGCGGACGAGTACCTCAACAACAAGGAGTACCGGGAGTCCGTCGCGATGAACAAGCGCGGCGAGAAGCACGGAGTCGCGGGACGCATGGAGCGCAACGCCGCCGCCATCCGCGCCGCCGCCAACATTTCCAAGGCCCTGAAAAAGTAGTCGTATACTCACCTACCGTCATGATCGAATACCGCGGAGAACGTTTTTCCGGATACAACAAGCCCAAGCGCACGCCCGGCGAGGGCAAGAAATTCGCCGTGCTCGCGAAGCAGGGCGACAGCGTGAAGCTGGTCCGTTTCGGTGACCCGAAACTCTCCATCAAGAAGCACATCCCCGGACGCAAGTCCAACTACTGCGCCCGCTCGGCGGGTCAGGGCAACACCTCGAACAAGCTGTCGGCGAACTGGTGGTCCAGACGCCAGTGGCAATGCAAGTAATCTATCTGTATTGCGTAACCAATACGATCAACGAAAAACGATACGTTGGGCAGACTAAACATCCGCTACACGTTCGCTTTCGGCAGCATTGCTACAACTCTCGACAAATCTGTAAACGGCGAGGATTAGCTAGAGCGATACGCAAATACGGAGAAGACTTTTTTGTCATTGAGCAGCTTTGCGCTGCCACGTCTCCCGAAGCCGCGAATAAACTGGAGGCTCATTTCATCCAGTTCTTCGACACGATTGCGACGGGTTACAACATGTTGTCTGGAGGAGCCGGACCGCGTACCAAAGGAAATCCACATCTTAAAACAGACTCGTGGAAAAAATTTATCTCGGAAAAGTTAAAAGCGCGTTGGGCTGATTCAGCATCTCGAGAAAAGATGATCTCAGCTCGATGGGGGACTGGGCCTCGCAAAAACGTTACCGTCCGTCAACCTTAACGAAGGAGGCCCGGTCAAAACGAATCGCCGATTCAAACCGCCGTAGAGCAAAAACCTACTTTTTTATTTCACCTGAAGGGATTGCGATTTCAACGTCTTCATTGAGTGATTTTTGTGGCCAACACGGATTAAATTCAACCTGCATGAGTCGCGTTTCCCGAGGAATCTACGGCCATCACAAACAGTGGCGTCGTAATCTATTTTGTAACTCTCTTTGATTTATGGCCGCTCCCCTCGACAACGCCACGATGATGGACACGCAGCCCGTCGCCCCGACCAATGCTCCGGTCGAGGCCGAGCTGCCCGCGCCGCTGCCGGACGTGATCGCGGGGACGGTGCCCGGCATCCTCGTGCCGCCCGTCAGCGAGGCGACGATGAGCGAGCCGGTCGTTGAGGCCGTCGTCCAGAATTTCGGACGACTCCCGGAGCTGGGGCTCGATGTCTTCGAGCTGCCGGACATGTCCACGGTCGTCTACAACCCCGAGGTCCTGACGGAAGATGCCATACTCGAAGCGCAGGCGAACGGAACCCTCCAGCAGCTCGTTACCCCTGTTGTTGCTCAAGCGGCTGAAAACGCCGCTCCGGCGCAGGCGGCTGCTCCTCAGACGGCACCGCTAGCTCAGGCCACGCTGACCGGTCCCCCGCCCGTCAACGAGTCGCGCCTCACGACGGCCCGTATCCAGAATTTCGCGCCGCGTCAGGTCTCGCCGATTGAACCGAAGCCGGTCATCAACGCGGTGAGCAAGCGGGCGATTTAGTCCTCCAGCTTCTTGGCCCGACGGCTCCGCTTCTTTGGGGCCTCGGGCTGTGGGTCGTTGGGCTCCGGGTCCACGGGCTTCGTGTCGCCGATGCCGTCGAACTCCTCGAACGCCCGGTTGAAATCGTCGATGGCCGCTTTGGGCGTGTCGCCCCACCCCTGCAGGACGTTGTTCGGGTCCACGGCCAGCACCCGGCCCGTCGAGGACCGGTGGAGCGTCGCCCGCATCGCGTAAAAAGGCTGGGCGAACATCTTCTTGAGCACAGTGTTCGCCTCCACTTGGTCCGCCTCGGTCTTCAGGAGCCTCTTCGCCGCGGCCTCCGTCTCGGTGTCGTTGATCGTCCACCGCACCGTCTCGTCCACGAGGTTGTCGAGCTGGTGAAAAGTAAAGATGAGCGTCCGCTTCGCCGCCTCCTTGACCTCCGGGTCGATGTCCACGCTCTCCTCGTTGCCCCCAAAAGGGCTCCTCTGGGGCGTCAGGAAGCCCGCTGCGGCCTCGACAATGCCACGGAGGATCGCGACCTGCGCCGCCGTCTTCTCGACGTGCGGAAGGCTGTGGAACACGCCCCGCATGCGGCCCTGTGGGGTCTCTGGCGAGTCAGGGGTCTTTAGCATGTCAGAGCTTACGTCGTGAAGCCTTCCGTTCGGCGAGCGTCTTGATCTTGTGGCACCGTTTGCACAGAATTTGAAGTTGATCGGACGTCGGGAACAAGAGCCGTCGGGAGAATGGACCCACGTCCTCGAACGACTTCAGACTACCGGCCGGCACGATGTGGTCAACGTGCGTTTCTTTCTCCGAAAACCATCCGCCGCAGTGAGCGCATGGGTACTTCCATTTGAGCCTCGGGTTTGTTCCGGTGTAAGGGCGACGAACGGCGAGCTTGCACTCCCGGATCGACGGCATCTGCATCGACAGCCGGCGCAAAACAGAGCGGATACGAGAGAGAACGAAGGCTTCGGTCCACGCCTTCATTGTTTACGGAAAAAGAATTTGATGGTCTTGACCGACTTCTCGTAGATCAGGATGGCCCGCGGGCGGCTGATGTTGTACCGCCGAGCAAGCTCCGTGAAGGTCTTCGGTTCATTCTGCAGGCGTCCCCGCACGATGTACTGGGCACGCTCACTCAGTCGGCTGATCGCCCGGTCGAGTTCCTCCTTCATGGAGTCACGTTCGGCGTTTTCGTGCACGTCGTCCGCCGCGGGCACGTCCACCTGCTCGCCGTCCTGAGTCACGAGGCCGCTGCCCGTAGGCTGGAGGTGCACCTCGGCGTACGCCCTCACATGCTCCACCGTGAGCGTCAGCTCGCGGGCGATATCCTCGTCTGGCACGCCCTCGGCCATGAGCTTCTGAATTTTCCGGCTGTGGCGGACCACGGCCACCGGGAGCTTGACGACATTCTTCGCGAACGTCCGCTCGTGCAGCAGGGCCTTTAAAATCCACCAGTAGGCGAACGTGGTAAACGCGCCCTGCTTCGGTTCGTACCGCTTTAGGGCCTCGTACAGGCCACGCAGGGCGGCTGCGGTGGCCTCATCGTGGGAGAGGTGTGGGCTCGCGTAACGGCGGGCGATCTGGACGGCAAAGCCGTGGTGGTGCTTGAGGAGCTTGTCCCCGTCGTCTCGGCGACGAAACCAACGAAAACGTCGGTGCAGATTATCGAGCTCCTCTTGCGTCATACTTTAGCGAGTTCGCACTCGCCGTTACCGCACGCTTGGCGTCCGGAGGACGTATTGTCCACCGCCGCAGCGCACCCATCCCGTCGTCGTGTTCGACTGGGAAACCCTTCCGCTTCATCGCGGAGAGCTGCATCACCACCCGGTCCAGCGTGAGCCCGCGGAGAGCCGCTGACTTCGCCGGATCGCGATGAAGTTCGACAAAAAACTGATGCGCCGTACCACACCACGGCTCGCGGTGCTCGAGAAAGTAGTCGCTCTTCCAGTCCTCCAGAATTTCGTGGAACGAGTTGAGGCGTGAGGTGAGCTGCGCCGTGCGGACGAGCGACTTCTCGTGGTAGGAGACAACGCCGAATCGGCTGCTGCCCTTGCAGTGGTCGGGCACGTGATAGTCCACGAGGAACCGAGCGAAGAACGGCATCTCACGGTCGATAGTCGCTTCCACCTCGCGGTTTGACGCGAACTTCATCATCCGGCTTGCCGCCTTGAAGATCATGATCTTGTCGAGGATCGAGATGTCGAGGTCGGGGAGGATACGGATCGAGTCCTCGTCGGAGTTGGCCGTCACGACCACGCGGCCCTGCCACGAGACGTTTACGGGTTGGCGGAACTTCGCGTGGTACTCGAAAGTGGTGTTCGCGGCCATACGCTTGATGATCGACGAGAACCGCTTGTGCGCATTCGCGTCGTCGTTCGCCGAGGTATCGTCCACCGTCCAGAGCGCGTGCTCGAAGAGCTGCGCGTTGAAGTCAGTCTTCCCGAGGAGGTAGTTCTCCGCGGGCGCGTGACCAGCCATGAGCTTGGCCAAGAGCTTCGTGGAGAAGAGCGTCTTGCCGGTGCCAACCGGACCAACGATGAAGATGTTCTGCCCACTATCGAGGCTCAGGTTCATCGCGCCAATGTAGAATCGGCGCAGCCACGAGAGCAGGGAGTCGAGCTGCTCGATGGGGTCCAGCATGCCGCCGACGTACTCCGATATGAACGGGAATTGGCCGTTGGGCCCCCACTGCACGGGCTGATCGTGGGGCATGACTACACGCCGCGTGTAGGTGTTCAAAATTCGGTCGCCACCGTCCAACTCAATAATGCCTGTCGGACGAAAGGCGAACGGCGCGGCACCGACGATGTCGCCCCAGTGGCGGACGTGTTCCAGCGCACGGTCCACTTCGGACGGCTCGTTTCTGCCCGCCTGCGAGTTGAGGCCCTTGCAGAGGCGCAGGTGCTGGGCGGTGTCCTCTTTCGAATACGCACGCCACTTCCCGCGGCCCGTTGGACGCCAATAATTTTGACCGTCGTGGTACATGCCTTCCACCGCCGCGCCGAGGGCACGCGTCTGGAAGTTGTCCACGAAGTTGGACCCAAGAAGATCGCGCCACGACCACCACGGCTTCGTGGCGTGCGCGGAGAACGTGTAGATGCCGTCCTCCTTGACGATGGCCGACTTCGGGCTCGTGGACCCTTGAATGAAAAACGACGGACCCTGCGACCCAGCGACGAAATCGCCCTGCCACTCGACGCCCGGGTACTTCTTCTGCAGCTCGGCCCAGACCGTTTCGAGGGGAATCTTGGTCGTGCCGACCTGCTTGAAGGAAAACTTCTCCGCGACTCTCATCGCCCACCCGGACACGAGCGCGGACGGGAGCACGTTGTCGCTGACCTGAGCCCACTCGCAAGAATTCGTGTAGTACCGCTCCGGCGTCGTGAAGGCTGGCGTATCCAGACCCACGGCGAGGTACTGGAACTTCGTCTCCTTGAGAATGAATTCCAGCAGGGCCACGGCAAACGCACGATTGGGTACGAGCAGCGGCTTCTCCAGCACCCACACAAAGTGGCTGTATCCAGAAAGTGAACGCTCCTGCCACGTCGGGGCGAAACACTCGCCGATGCGCTTGATGCCAGCCTGCAGGTCTTCTGGGCTCACGGTGGACTCGTAATCGCCCACGATGGCTTTAAGCGCGTAGGGCGGATTGCCGTCGGTCGCCGAGTCGGAAAGTCGTAGGGACGGGGTGAGCCCCTCCCAGCCGCTGAACGCGTTGTGCCGCGTGCTCGCGTCCTGCATCCACTGTGTCCGCGCCTTCTTGCCCGAGGGACCGCGCACGGCGGGCGGGATCGTCCCGCGGAACGTCCACGGGCAAACCTGCTCCACCGCGGTGGAGATCAGGTTCGGAAGGCAAGGCAGGGCCAATGTCACTACCGGATTCATGAAGTCTTTCTTAGAGTTTCTGTAAATGAGTTTTATTTCTTGAAGCGATCGCTGATAGAAACTTCGGCGTCCACCGGGCATCCAGCCAGCCACTCTGGGGTGGAGGCCATGATCCGGCGGGCCTTCTCGGCCTCCTCCGGATCAGATACGAGGCACACCGCCTCGTCATGCACGGACCAGAGGACCCGGATACCGGCTCGGTCGAGGGCCAGCATGTTGACGGAAAAAACGTCCCGGGAAACGGCCTGCACGAGATTCTCGGCGAGGAGCCCACCGTAGAAGGTCGTCCGGATGCCGTCCACGGACGCCCTCAAGACCGTCTTCTGGAACGGCTCGCCGGTCTCGGGATCGGTGGAGGTCTTCTGCTCCGCCGTCACGGACCGGTACGACAGCTTGCGGCCCGAGGGCAGCTCCAGCTCCAAATGCTTGCCTACCGACTCCTCCAGCGCGTTCTGCAGGCTCCGCCAGAGGCCCGTGACGAGTGGGTTCGCCTTGCGGAAATCGGCCACGACGGCGCGGGAGTTCGCTCCGTACACGGCCATCTTCACGCGTCCCCCGCGTACATCGGACGTGTAGACAAACGGTTCGCACGGGCCGCCCTTCTCGTCCTGCTCGTAGACTTTGCCGTCAACCGATAACGCGAGAGCGGCTTCCCGGTCGCCCTCGGTGAGGTCGATCCCGGCCATGAGCTGGGCCACGGTGATGAACTTCGACCACCCGCAGCCGTATCCAAGGCCCAATACGCGGGCCTTCGCGAGCGAGTAGAGCCTTTCGTTTTCCTTCTTGAGCTTGCCGCCCTTCCAGCCCATCGAGCTGCGTGCGTGCGCCTCGTAAATCGGGAAGCCGTCACGGATCGACTGCAGCAGGGCCTCGTTGCCGACGACGTAGTTGAGGACTCGGGGCTCGATCTGCGAGAGGTCCACCGAGGCGATCTGCTTGCCGGGCGGCGCGACGATGAGCCCGCGGACATCGATCACGGGCACCTCCACGGCGTCCGGGTTGTCCTTGAAGACGGCAAAGTGCTTGGCAAACTCCTGCGGGTCGTCGATCAGCCGATGCTGCGCATCCACGAACATCGGCATGCGGTTGAAATTCTGGAAATTCAGACCGGCCTCGCCCGCCCAGCGACCGGTGTGTGCGCCGAAATACTTCAGCGAAAAGCCCATCGTCCCGTCCTCACGCAGCCGCTGCTGCATGGTTTTGAACGTGGCGAGCATCTTCTTCGCCTTCCGCAGGTCTTTCAGAGCCTTGAGCCACGGCGTCAGGTGCCCGTGTTCCTCTTCCCACGCCTCCGCGGCGTCCGCGTCGTGGGCCTTGATCGGCGGCGGGGGCAGGCCAGCGTCGCGGCATGCCTGAGCGATGGCCTTGGGGCTCGCTGCCGGATGGCCGCTCGCGACCCACGGCAGACGGTCGATACACGACAGGACGACGCGTTCTAGGGTCGTGATGCCCTCGCGAAGACGCCCCTCGTGAATGTAGACGCCAGCGCGGCCCTGCCTGCGGGTTAGGACTGAAAGGTCACGCTCCCACTCGGGCCACTGCCCGCTCCACCTGTCCCACAGCCGCCAGCAGTGCATCGCGTCGTCGCGGGCGTACTGCAGGAGTTGCTCGGACTTGCCCTCCTGCTGCGCGTCGGCCCAAGATTTGCCGCACATATAGTTTCGCATGTCTTTGGAGACGCTCTCGCCGAACGCGTAAAAGATCGCGTCCGCGAGGCTGCGACGGTTGCAAATGTAGGCGGACAGGTCCGCGGTGCAGTGCCACGTCTTGTAGTTGATCTTCGGCCACAAGCCTTTCTGCGACTGAGCGAGGTACACCTCCTCGTCGAATCCGGCGTTGTGTGAAATTATGGAGGCACCCTCCAGATTTGCAAAGTTAAAGTCCCGAGGGTGCCCGGCCCAATGATCCGTACCGTCGCTGACCGAAATCAGGTAGCATTCGGCCTTGGGGTGCCGAGTGTACCGCCAAGTGCCGAGCGGTTTAACGCTTACGTGCTTGTCGTAGTACAGCTCGGTATCGAGAGCGACGATACGTTCCACGTTGGCTTAGAACTGAGCGGCCAGAGCGCGGACATCATCCGGCGTTGAGTCGCCGAACTTAATCGACGGCACCACGAACTCGGCGTTGCCCTTGCCCGCCTTAATCTCCGGCACGAACTCGATGTACTTGGACGCGTATCCATCCTTGCGAAGTTCGCCCGTGGCCTTGGCCGTGGCGATGGTCTTGAAAAACGCGTCGTAGGCGAAGGATTTCACGGAGTAAATCGCGGGCGCGTAACGCTTGCCGCCAGCCTCGAACGGAAAGTGATCATCCGACACACCCTCGGGCTGGGCCACGAGGACGAGACAGTTCGCCACCTGCTGGAACCATGGCTTCGTGGACGAGGCACGCGGATTCTCGCGTGACTCGCGCCAGTCCGTCGTGCCGTTGAGCTGCTCCACCTCGACGAGGCTGGAGGCGTAGCCGGACGGGTCGCCGAACTTCTTGGGCTTCTCAGCGTACGACTTCGAGAGCAGGCGGCAGAACACCATCGTTGCGCTCACCGCGCTTTTGCCTTCGCTCGCGGGACGGGCGAGCGTGATCGCGTCCTTTAGCACGAGGGCACCAAAGCCGTGCTGCTGGAGGAGCTTTTTGTCGCTCGTTCCCTGCAGGAGTTTGATTTTTGGGAGCGTGATGTCCGAGGGATCGACATCATCCGCCGCGCCTGCGGCGAAGATCTCGTTTCCGGGGATTCGGGCGAGACCAGCCGAGAAGTTCTCGTCGGCCTCGACCTCCTCCACGGTGGACGCGGCTGCGGTGGCATTCGCGTGGATGGCGTTGTTTTTGAACGATACGATTTTCGTAGGCATGTTAGTGCGTGTTTGGGTTTTGTATCGAGCAGCGGGATGCTGCCGAAAGTTTTGGATATGCACGGCGTCGTCCGCCGAAGGTTTTAGCCATCCACGGCGTCGTCCGCCGAAGGTTTTAGCTATCCACGGCGTCGTCCGCCGAGGACTTGTCCTCCGTTAGGTAGGTGTAGGGGTTGCCTTTTTTCACCGCGCCCACGTCGTCCAGTGCGGACCGGAATTCACGAAGCGCGGCGGCACCTTTCCCTTTGGAAGCTACCTTTTTGACGGCGTCCTCCACTTTCGTCAAGGGCAGTGACAGACAAGCCTCAAAATCCTCCACGCTCAGACCGTGTTCGAAAGCGACATCGCGCACGGCGCTGACGGACACGACCTCGCGATCGGCCTTGGTGACCAGCCGCATGCCCGGCACCTCCACGCCCTCGGTGAGGACGGCGTCGCGAATGCGGGCCTTTACGGTCTTGCAGAACTTTTCGAGGACGCCGGCGAGCTGATGCACGCGACGCATGTCCTCGGGGTTCGAGAGGTACGCGGGACGCACCTCGGCGGGCACCGCGAGCGACTCGTATTTCTTCGAGGTGACTGTCGCCAGCTGGGTCACCGCCGGGCAAGTCGCGAGGTTGGCGCACCAGATGCAGAGGTTGGACGACGGGTTCGGCTTGATCTCGCCGTCCCAGCCGTCGGCCTTGGCCTTGCGCTTGCGTTCGACGACGAGACGAATGACCAGCTCCATCGTCGGCATGTTGTCCCGGCTGAACACGTGCGTGTACTCCTCAAGACGCTTGGCAACCTCGATGCGCGGATGGAAGAACACGACCATCACTTCGAGCACCTCGGGCCAACGCTGCATGACAGCGAGCGCGTACGCGATGCCCTGCAGGTTCTCCGAGGTCGGCGTCACGAGGTGCTGGCCGAACTTCCAGTCGAGAATCGCCGCGAGCGTACCCTGCTCACCGCGACCGATGATGAGTGTGTCTGGGTACCCGCCCGTGATGCCCTCCCAACCAGCGGTGGACTCGTCCGGAGCGACGGCGAGGTACTGCTCGCGGATCACTTCCACGTCGAGCCCGTAGTCCTTCAGGTTCTTGATCACGTCGTCCTCAAGCGCGATGGCCCGCTGGACGGCAGCGACCTGAGCCTCATCGTCGAGAGTCGAAAGGTCCCGGGTCTCCGCGGCCTTGTGCTGGAGCGTCCCCGCGATAGAGGCCGCTGAGTCGCGCTTGGCGTTCGTGAAAAACGCGCATTGGGCGGAACTCTGCAGCGATGACGGGCTGTCGGGATGGTGGCCGCGTTCAGTAGTTGTCTGAGTCATTATCTTCGATTTTTTCAGGTTCGGGTCCACCCGTCGCGCCAACTCGGTCGGCGAGTCGGAGAGTGACGAGATGCTCGCGGAGTTCGGTCATCTCGTGCGTGGGATACTGATCCGACGAGCACGGGTGCTCGATGGCCCGGATCAGCAGGTACGCAAGCTTCGAGTCGGTGACGACTTTCTGCTCGAACAGCTTTCGGTTCACGATGTACATGGCTTATGGGTTTTGGGTTTCAGGGCGGGATTCAAATTTTACAAGGCCGAACCGTATCCACCGGCGCACTTCACGCTGCAGTTCACGGCTCATGTTTAGCCACCTTCCCGTCGAGACGAACCTTTGAGCATTCGCGTTAAATTCGTCGTGGCTGATGGTACGGGTCAGCACGGCCCGGACGAAATCATCGTCGCTCAGCGGGTTTGGGTTCATACACCTAGAAAAAGTGAGGCTCGAAGTCGCCGAACAAGCTGATCGGAATGTACCCGTTTTTTCGCAGGGCCTGCCCTCCGTTGCAGCTCCGCTTCGTCGCGGTGATGTCGCAGTCGATCTTGGCCGCGAGTGTGCCGTCTGGGTTCACAATGTGGGCGACGCAGAGGGCATCGTTGGGGATGCTGTAGAGCACGACATACCCGGAGACGTAGACAGCCCGGGCCACCTCCTGCATGGCCTCAATTTTGGACCACGTCAAAATGAGCGAGCCGAAGCGCAGAAAGTCGTCGATCGTGTTCTCTCGACATTTGATCTCGGCCACAGCGCGGACCTGACCATCGCGAATGGACACAATGTCCAACGCGGCGGGCGTGTGCAGCGGCGTGTGGTAGACGAACGAGGTGCGGTAGAGGTCCTGCATGAACGCTACGACCTTGCGTTCCTCTTCGACGTAACGCTGGCCTCTCTCAGTGAGAATGTCCATGAATGAGGTAGCCCAAATTTTCGTAGGTGCGTAGCCGAGCGATCCACTGCGCATTCGCGAACGTGAGCCCGCGGTCGGCGAAATCGTAAACGACGCCGCAGGTCTTCCCGGCGTGAGGGCGCATCACGCGACCGGCGCGTTGGATTGTCTTCGTGGCGGACCGTCCACCGGCGGCGAGGATGAGCACCGAAGCGCGTGGAAAGTCTGCGCCCTCGTCGAGGAGCGACGTGGCTACGGCGCACTTGAGCGAGCCGTCGCGCAGCGCGTCCGTCAGCTCCTTGCGCTTCTTCGTCCCGAGTTTCGAGTGAATACAGGCCGCGCCGACGATCTCGTCGGCCAGATGCTCGCCGTGCTCGATGGACCCCACGAGGATGATCACCGTCTCGCCCTTGGCCATCTCCTGTCCAGCAGTCTGGATGATGGCGGCGTTGCGGTTCGCGTTGTTTCGCAGGTGAGCTGACGTGTACTGCCAGATGACACGGCGGCGGTGTTCGTGCTCCGGGATCGCTCTGAACATCCGCTTGCGGCGCAGCACCTCACGTTCGACCCGGGGCTCGATCTCCTCGTCGTACTCCCGGGGCCAGTCGAAATCGAGGACGTGGACGTGACCCGGGACGAGATGGCCCCCGGCCATCACGTCGTCGCGGTCGATCTCGACAAATTCGAGGAAAATCTGCTGGACCGCCGTGTTGCGCTCCTTGTCGTCCGTCCACGGCGTGGCCGAGAGGCCCCAGAGGTGCCGGGCGTGCCCGCTCGCCTTCACCACCGCGGCCCACGTCGCGGCGGGCGCGTGATGCGCCTCGTCGATCACGACGATGGCGTACGGCTTCAAATCAGCGGGAGCCCCGGCGACGCAGCAGACCAGAAAATCGGGGACCTGCGCCTTGGCGAGCGCGGCCTCGGCCTGAGCGCACTGTTCGCGGGTGTTGCAGAGCCACGCCACGCGCTCGCACATTTTCACCGCGGAGGCGCACGCCGAAGCCGCGATGACGGTTTTTCCCGACCCCGCGGGGGCGATGACGAACCCACGGGGCCGCTCGACGAGGAAGTCACGGGCCTCGATTTGGTAGGGGCGTAGTTTCATGGGCGAAACGGGTTAGGCACCATGCGCCGGAGTTGGTCGGCTTGAGCAGCCCCCGCAGCAGCCCGCGCAGCAGCCGTAGCAGCCGCCGCAACCGCCGCAGCAGCCCACGCAGCATCCGCAGCAGCCGTAGCAGCCGCCGCAGCATCCGCAGCAGCCGTAGCAGCCGCCGCAGCCGCCGCAGCAGCCCACGCAGCATCCGCAGCAGCCCCCGCAGCATCCCACGCCCTTCGGGCCGCATGCTCCGGATCTTCGAACGCCGTAGCAGCCGCCGCAGCCGCCGCAGCAGCCCACGCAGCATCCGCAGCAGCCCCCGCAGCATCCCACGCAGCCGCCCCCGCAGCAGCCCGCGCGGCATCCGCAGCAACCCACGCAGCAGCCCTCGCAGCAGCCAACTCCTCCGTCGTGGCCTGCCCATGCGCGTAACGCTCGGCCACCTCCAGCGCAGCCTGCAAGCGAGGATCGGTGAGAAGGTCACCTGTTACCCGCCCGTCGCCCAACGGCGTGTGGCGGGCGCTCCACACCGCAAAAAGCCGCAGCGTGCGGTCGTCTGGTCGCTCGCCAAGAGCACGTGCGATCCAAATCAGCCAGTCAGCGCGTGGGCACTTATCCCACACGTCGGCCATCGACGCGTGTTGGAGCGCGAAGTCGCGGCCTTTTTCGCAGGCGTTGGTAACGCGGCAGAATTCTGCGGGTGTCATGTGGAGCAGGTTCATGGCTTGTCCTCCTTTGCGTGAAACGACGTCAGTAGTTGTCGGGGACGCGGAGAATGCGGTGCGCGACGTATTTGCCCCACCAGTACACGGTGAGGCCAACTGAACGCCACCAGAAATGCGTGGCGGGCGTGTCGATGAAGAGGGGTCTGCAGCCCCAACGGTAGCAGTAGGTGACGGGCTTGCCGTCGAGGGCGCGGACGTTGGCCAGCACGTTGTCGCGGCTCGTGTCGAAATTCAGGGAATGCCAATTCCCGAACTCGAAATCAACGGCCTCGCCGTGCGCTTCGAGGAGCCAGTTGGTGAACGAATTGTGGTGGCTCCCGCCCTTGCACGTCACGACGTACCGGCCCACGGGCTTTACCCGGAAACCAGTCAGCAGGTTGGCGCAGGACTCACGCCCCAGATCAAGAACGTCTTCCTTGGAGCCGACGACGTAGAAATCCTTGAACGTCGAGTGCGTGCACTTGAAAACCTTCATCGTGTCGTTGTAGGTCGAATGGTCAGGGACCAGTATGCAATTCTCGACGGTGACACCGTCGAGGTTTTCGTAAGAGCGATAGTTTTTGTCGGGCATGTTAAGTGAGGTAGACGAGCAGCCAGAGAGCGACACTGAGCACGAGTGCAGAGGCGGCACAAAGGGCCTTGAAAATAAATTCACGCAGAGGCGCTGTTTCGAGGTAAGCCTCGTAGGCGTCGTCGATGAGGTAGATGGTCGCGCAGGAAGAGAAAACAGAGACCGCAAGAATAAGTAGTGGGAACATAATTACAAATCTCCTTTGAGGATGCGGCGACCGACACGCGTGAGCGTGCCGCGGGCGACACCCGCCTCGACGGCCAGCCGCTCGGCCAGACCGGGCTGCAGGCGACGTTTGTCCGGCGGTGTTGTGGCCCAGAGACGAGCCGCGTCGACGACTTTCTGGCTCACCCGCATGCCGGGGACGAGGTTGGACTTTGAGTCCACTCCCGCGCCGTGTGCGCCCTTGGGTCGTGGGACGGCGGGTCGTTGGGGAATACGTTCGAGACGTATCATCGACTGCACGCCGTCGGCGATGAGCAGTTCCTTCGCGGCCCGCTGGCAGACCCGCTCGAAATACCTGACGCACGACGCCTCGCGGCCCGTGCTTGTATCCACGGGGTAAACACGCATGAAGCTCATCGGCGGCCCTTCTTGGTGTTGGTCCCCTTCGGTTTTTCGGCGGCGACATCAGCCACGTACCCGCGGAGAATTTCGCGGACCACGTCGGACACCGACAGGTCGCGCTCCGCCGCGAACGCTTTTAGTTTCTCAACTTGCTCCGGTCGGAGCACGACAGACATTTTCGTATTCATTGCGGTTTACCCTGCACGCGGGCCGCAGCGGAGCACGCCTTTTTCGTTGGTATCCATCTTTCACTACAGAGAGTGTTTCGTAAGTCGTTGGTATACTGTGTTTTCCAGATCGGAAAATTTCTGAAGTTTTTTGAAAATAGTGCTTGCAACAATTATTGGGTTCTGCTCCACTCTGTCTCGTCAACCTACTACTCGCTCCCACCACCACCACCACACTCCCATGAACACCCTCACCACCTCACAGCACCGCAGCCTAGCCACCGCCATGCGTCTCGCCCCAGACTACACGCCCGTCGTCGAGGACGGCGGCGTCAGTCTCTACCGGGGCGACGACTATGTAGCCCGCGTGTCTCGCGGAGTCGTCCAGACTTATGACCGCAACGCCGAGACCGCGAGAGCCGCGTGGCGCGTCGCAGCGCGTGTCTACCACCAGAGTCGCTCTACGCTGGGCCCGCTGGTTTAATTTCCGTCTGAAACCATAAACCAAAAAAGCACTACTACTAACATGAACCTCGACACTGTCCGTTACCTCGCACCCGCAGCGTTCGCCGTCTCGCCGGACGCCAGCCTGTCTGACTCCTACAGCCACGTCACCACCGCTCACGTCCTCGACGCCCTGCAGCAGGACGGCTGGCGCATCACCGACGCCCGCCAGCCCCGCACCCGCAGCGGCGGCTCGCCCGAGCACAAGAAGCACGAGATCAGTCTCACGCACCCGGAGCTGCCCACGCACGCCGAGGGCTCGCCGCTCCTCCGTCTCAGCAACAGCAGCGACGGCGGGCACGCGTTCCGCCTCATCGGCGGCTTCCTGCGCAGCGCGTGCACCAACCAACTCTACGCCGGGATCAAGGTGGTTGGCGGCGTGTTTTATCACCGCGGCGGTGGGCTGGAGGACCGCATCGTTGCCGGGGCGCGTGAGGCCCGGGCGAACTTCGACCGCGTCATCTCCACCGTGGACCTCTGGCGTCAGATCGAGCTGACCCCCGAGCAGCGTCGCCAAATCGCCGTCGCCGCCGTCGCGGCCCGCTGGCCGAGCGAGACCTCGGCTCCCGTGTTCGCGGATTATTTCGGCATGCTGCAGCCGCGCCGGTGGGGCGACGAGGGTAGCAACCTCTGGGCCACGTTCAATCGGGCTCAAGAGGCCATCATGCGGGGTGGGTTCGAGGCGAGCTTCGCCCGCACCAACGCCGAGGGCGAGCGTGTCCCGGGTGTCACCACACGTTACGTCCGCCGCGTTACGAGCCTGACGGCCACCCAGCGGATTAACACGCAGCTCTGGGACCACGCGGCGTCCATCGCCGACGCCGTCACCGTTTGAGTTGACCTCCACTATGGGGCGGGCTCGGCTAGTGCGGGCTCGCCCCCTTTTTTCTTCACCCATGAAAACCAAGTCCCGTGTCCCAGCCAAGCGCGGCCCCGGTCGGCCCCCGCTCCCCACCGGTCGAGGCGTGATGATCCCGTGGCGCGTGCGGCCACACACGCTCGACACGTTCCGTTTCCTCGCGTTCGTCGCGGACGTGTCGCCCGGACAACTACTCGACGACATGCTCGCCGAGTCGAACGTCCGCAACCACATCCGGTCCCGGCGGAGGAAAACATGATCGACCCACGCGTATCCGAGGCCACCGAACTTCTCACGCGTGCGCTGGCGGTTTTGTCGGAGGTGCAGCGGGACAACTCCCCGGACACTCTCGAACGCATCGTCAACGCCACCGCGGAAGATTTTAGAGTGGATCGTTCGCTCATCTTCCGGCACACGAAAGTCGATGAAGCGATCCGCGCACGGCAGGTGTCAATGTACCTCGCGCATCTGAACAACCGCAACGTCAACCGTCTCGCCTTGTTTTTTGACCGCTCCAGAAACTCCATCGTCTACAGTTTGAAACAGGTCCAGAATCACCTCGAAACCAACCGCAAATTCCGCGAACGTGTATTCAAACTCCGAGATACACTCGGGCTCAAACCATGACGACCCTAAACTTCCCGCTCAAGACGAAGGCTGGCGAGCGCTCGCCGCACGAGATGTGGAACATCATCTCCGGCATTTCGATCGTCGTTCCCGGGACCGTGGAGCTGACCCACAACCTCACTGACGACTCGAACGGCTGGCTCCTCATCGTCGTATTGAAACACGAACTACGGGACCACGAACTTTACCAGATCGCGCTGGCCGCGAGGATCGACTACGTCGCGGTCGAGGATTCGACGGGCCTGCGGGTCGTGGGTCCGCGGGCCGCGGAGTGGAGACCATTCCCGGAGTCGTCGTTCGTGCGGCTCACGAGTGCCCGGTGACGTTTCGCGCGACTAAACGCAAGCTTGGATGCGTTTGGTTCTAGTAAACCGGATTTCGCAAGATGGACCGAAATACCGCGTCCAACTGTCCAGTTGGACGGCGTCCAAATGCCCCCAAAAGATTTTCGAAAATAGTGCTTGCAATAATTCACGAGGGGCCTTTTGCTCTGTCCGTAACACTCAACTCCTCACTCACATGACCACCGCCATCGACCTCGACAGCCCCTACATTAAGAGCTACGCCACTGAAGCCAACCTCGCCAAGGCCATGCAGGCCGCAGAAATCACCAAGATACGTCACCTCGTCGTCCGCACGCCGAAAGGCCGCTGGACCGCGCTGATCCTCGGTTTCCAGCAGCACCTGCTGGGCTCCGGCTGGGCTATGGTCAGCTAACCCGCAGCACCCAACTCCTCACTCCCATGACCACTGAAACCCTCACCCCCTCCCAGATCGAATACAACGCCGCCCGCGCTGCCTGCGCGGATCGCTGGGTGCCCGCCTGCGGCGGCACCGAGACCCCGTTCGTCGCCCGCGGGCGCCGATACCTCTACTGCCACAATTTCCGCCTCGGTCGCCACGCGTACCTCGACCTCGGTCGGGACGTCATCCTGACCGACGACGAGGCCGCTGCCGCGCTCAGGTAACATCAACTCTTGAACTTTTTTTACCATGAAAACGAAAATCCTCAGCATCGGGGAGGCCGTGCGTCTCCTCTCGACCCTCACCACTCGCGACTCCGCCGGTCGCCATTTCACCTCGCTCCACCCGTCCGCTCACCTCGACGACCTCGAACAGGCTGGGTACATAGAAGTGTACCGGCCCGCTCCGTACATGGGCATCCGGTGGGCAGGGTACGGCTGGACGGTGGAGGTGACGGACAGTGGCCGCGACCTCGTCGATACCTACCCCGAGTACTGGCCGGAGGAGGCGCAAGCGTGACAATTGGCCCCGGGCTTCACGGCTCGGGGCTTTTTTGTGCCCTCAGCCGCCGTCCTTTGCGTTTTACGACCCGATTTGTGCCTGAGGACACACTTGGACGCCCTGTGCGTCCTCGGGTCGGAAAGGCCGCTTGACGGCGGGTCGGCGGGTCGTACGGTGGTGGGGCCGGACGTGGTGCTCACACTGGTCCGGGTGTCGTTCATGTGCAATGGCTGGCCTCGGGGGCTTCCCTCCTACGGCCCGGGGCCAGCCCCTGCACCGCTCAGGGCCGCTCGACGGACGGAATGACGGTCTGCCGGTAGAGGCCCAAGGGGCTCGCGTCCGGTTTCATGAACGAGCAGTCGGAAAACATGATCTCGTTCGTCGCCCGAATGACCAGCCGACCTGTATCCATCCACGCCACTACAAATTCTTTGGCCTGCTCCGGGTGCCGTGAGAACGCGTCCTCGGCGGGAATGATGGTCGCCAGATAAGCCCCCGTCTTCCAACCGGACAGACGCACCTGCAATCCTCTGAGGTAGTCGTACTCCACCACCTCGCACTTTTCGGAATAGCAGTCCCAGAGTTGCAGGTCGGCGGCCTTGTGGGACGGCGGGTTGTGGGCCTGCGGGTGCGAGAGGTGGTGCAGCGGGATGTTTCGATACAGGGCTCCGTTGTCGAGCAGGACGTGACCACCGTACACGCCGCCTACGTTGCACTGCACGGCGAACCAGACGCCGTGCTGCGGGCCGTCGGAAATCGCACCGGCGTCTATGTTGACGTATTGGTGAACTGGAAGGTCAGCGGCCACGGTTGATGAGATTTCGAACAAGCTGAATGAGCACGGCGTTCTCGCGCTGGCCGTCGCAGTCGGTGCCACCGCACACGCACTGCCAGCGCGTCGCGAGCTCGAACGAATCGAGGGTCTTCAGACGATCAGCTGCTTCGAGGAGTGCGCCCGCGCAACAGGGGTGATCGTCGGCGACGTGCTTCAGCGCGTTGATCAGTTCGTCATTGGTCATGGTGCTCGATCTCCGCGGCCCAAGGTCCGCCCGGGTCGCGCATGCCTGCACGCTCCGTCACCTCGCGGCCACCGAATGCGTTGTGGAACTGGCGCGAAACTTGGTCAGCGAGTCAAACGCCATCTCGCCGCCGTGCTGCTCCATTTCCTCGGCCATCGCCTGCGCTAGACTGCGCAGCGCGGCATTCTCTTTCTGCCCCTCGCAGTCGGTGCCTCCGCAAAGGCATTCCCACTGGGTCTGGTTCTTCAACCTCGCCAGTTCGTTACGCAGCGCGGCGTTCTCGCGTTCGAGCGGATGCACTTTCTGCACCAGTTCCTCCGTCTCGTGGACACACGAGTTGACCCGCGGTTCGAACAAATGCTGGCGCACAAAATCGCCGAGCTCCTCGGCCCGCAGGACGAGCGATTCCGTCTTCTGCCGCAGGGCCTCGAGCTGCTGCTCAATGTCGCCGAACCGAGCGATCTCGTACCGCAGCCCGTTCGCAGCGTTCAAGACATGGATCATCCGGTCGATCACCTCCTGCGGCGTCCGGGGAGCCCGCTTCGATTCGATCTCCGCGACGAGGGTGGATTCGAGTGTGGTGCTCACGGGAGAACAACCTCCTTCCGCATGCGCTGCAGCTCGGCCTTCGCCGCGATGAGGTCGCGCTCCGCCCAGTGCAGGCGGGCCGTCAGGGCCTCGATCTTGTCCGCCGCGTGCCGTGCGGTCTGCGGCGCGGCGTCGCCGTTGCGCTCGTCCTCGGCGTCCTGCATGATGCGGAGATCGCGGAGAAGGAGCGTGAGAATCTTGTCTTCGGTGCTCATGACTGAGCCTTTTTCTTTTGCGCGGCCAGCTTCTCGGCCAGCTTAATTTCGGCCCGCACCTCGGCGTCGAGTTTGGCGTCGCGGTCGCGAGTGTACTCGACTTGATCGAGGAAGTTATCGGCGACATCAAACGCGTCGTACACCGCGTACTCGAGGTCTCGGTTTTCAAGACGAGCGATAACGCTGGGCAGGACGTGGAACGCAATCTCGGCGCGAAAGACCGTCTTGTGGAAATTTACGGGACGTTTGGTTTTCATGTGCTGTATTTGTTTTGTGGTTACGGAACGAAAAGTTTAACTCCGGCGGGGCGGCGGGACGCTGGGCTGCGGGACCGTGTCTTCTGGTGTCACGATGACGGGCAGGTCGTCAACGTACTTCACCTGCGGGACGGGAGGATTCTGGGTCGGCAGGTCGTCGGGCTCGTAGGCGTCCTCCGCCTCGGTGGCCTTCTCCGGGAAAGGGTCGGCGTCCACGCCCATGCGGTCGCAGACCACGCGCAGCACCTGAGAAATCTGCGTGAGGTGGCGACGGAGCTCGCGAATCTGGCTCGACACGCTCTTCGACGTGGCCCGGCGTCCTCGGGTGGCCCGAGGAACGTCGTCCCAGCGAATCGGTCGCCCCTCGCGGTCCGTCAGGTTGGGGATCAGCTCCCCGCTCAGGAGACGGCTCAGGAGCGAGACGGAAGCGATCTTTCGGCTCAGGCCGTACTCGTACATGGTCTTGGCGAAGACACTCAGGGTGCGAGGTCCGCCGGGCCGGTTGATCTCGTCCATGCGACAGAGAACGATCTCGCGGGCCTGCGCCTCGTCGAACATGGGCTTGTACTTCGTAGTGTGCGCGTACTTACGTCGGCCAGTGACGGGTTGGTTGTCGTTCTGGGTGGGTGTATTGGTGGCGTGGAACGCCGGGTCGTTTGGGCTCATGGATACGAGGGGTAGGTCGAATCGTTTGCGTGTCCAGTGGGTTTTTTCGATCTTTTGAAGAATTCCGAGCGAGCGTTGAATGATCTTTTCAGAAATCCGATGTTAAACGTCTGGGCTTTACGGAAAAACGGATGATATGAGCTTTAGCAATGACTTTTGGGGAAGAGGGGCTGGCGGCGGCGGTTGGGTCCGAAACTCTCTGGAGCCGATGTCGGTCCCCCAGACTTTTCTATTTCTTTTTTATTTTAATTATAATAAATAGTATATATGTAAGTAATGGATTGTCACAAGGTTATGGCCACAAGGTTCCCGGTGAGTTAGAGGGGTATTCGTGCGGGATTGTACCCTGCGCCCCGCCGCCCCACTGCGGTTCGTCCTGCGGGCTTTACGGCCTTTGGGACGGTGGGTCCGTAGGTCGGTGGGCTTTTTCGCCCCTCGGCCCGTAAACGCGATTCTTTCTGGCATTGCCGAAACGCATACCGTACACTGCTGCACATGGACGACACCCCCAACCCCCTGACGACGTGGATCGAAGATCCCTCTGAAGGTCCGGCTCCTCGTCGGCCCAAGGTTTCGTTAGAGTCGGTCGATCAGGCCCGAGCGTGGATGTGCTACGCTGCATTCTCGGGTGACCTCGAAAAGACCGCCATCGCTTCCAAGGTGCCGCTGTCCGCCCTTGTGGCTCTGGAGCACGACTTCAACTGGGTCGCCAAGTTGAAGCGTCTGAAGACCGGTGCGGGCGAGAGCGACGCCGAGCGCGTGGCTAACCGTGCGGTGAACTACCTGCAGGCCCAGCGCATGCGCGATGTATTGGAGGACGCATTACGACTTCTTTCCGACCCCGAGGAGTTGCTGCGTCAACTGGTGAAGTTCAAGTTCGCTGCGGACGGTGCAGTCGAGCGGATCGATGTAAATCCGAAGGCCGTGCTCGATCTGGCCAAGGCGTTGGAAACGGTCCAGAACATGTCGTATCGGGCTCTCGGCGACAAAATTCCTACCGCCGCAGAGACCGTTAATTCCAACGACCGAGGCACCGGCGCAGCGAGCGTCCTCAGCGTGCGCTCGGTCATCAGCGCACTCACCGAGATGCAGGAGCACGCCGAGGAAGAGAAGCGTGCACGCAAAGCGCAGCGAGCGAAGGAGGCGAATATCGATGGTGGCGAAAAAGACGTACCGGCTTCGACGACTCAAAACTGATTTTCGCGTCGAGGCCATGCGTCGCCGCGATGAGGTGCGCGAGATCGTCGCGTGGATGAACCGCACGCAGGGTGTGGGTTGGAAAAAGCGGATGCAGTACCTCGACGGTTACATGGACGAGGACTTGCCCTCGCTTTGGATCAGCGGTCGTCGTGTGCCGACGCTGGAGTCGGTGCAACGACTTCGTGAATACGCCGCACGTTTCGGGTACGGGAAAGTTTCTCCCGACGAGTACCGCACCCGTACTCCGGGTAATGCTGGCGTCAATACAAATTTGGCGACCGCTGTCGAGGCTCTTAGCGAGTTGGCCTCACCCAGTTCGGACCTCGCTGAAAGAACTCACGCGCCGCCCTCCCCCACTCCGGCAGGGCAGGGGAGTAGTCCCGCAGTCTCATGAGCCCGACGCCCCCACGTCCCGAAGTCGCGGATACGCGTAGTGGTGAAGCCCTTACGACGGTACGACACGCATCGACTAAACATAATATTTGTTGTGCGCAGGTGCCCGAAACCGGCCTGCGTGTGGGCTTAGGGACTGCGCGTATTCGCGCCGTCGAGACGTGTGGTGGGCTGCTCGCCACGCCGGTCGGACACCCCCGGGAGGGGGGGCCGCGCTCGCGTAACCGGCTAAGTAGACCCAGAAATTTTTATAAATTTTTGCCCATAGCGGCCCGATGACTACCGCCGCTACCACTGACGCAGTCACGGATCTGGTGCAGCGCGTTGCACACGAACTCCACGACAAGGACGACAAGAAGGCCGCCGCGGACCTCATCCTGCAGGTCAAGAGGGCGAACGCCCAAACGACCAGTGAGGCGGAGGCGATTCAGATTCTGGTCACGTTCCGGCAGTGGCTGTTGGACCAAGGACGGTACGCCGACACCGCTGCCCTACTCTGGCCCGCGGCGACCTTCTCCCCACACCCCGGCAGCGTGCAGCTCATGTGGCAGGAGATCAGGAAGTCCAGCCAGCTCATGATCATAGGCGCGGCGTCGGTGGGCAAATCGTTCTCGTTGGGCGTCTGGCTGTATCTCGATTGGCTCCGCGACCCGGAGTTCACGAACGTGAAGGTGGTTGGACCCAGCGAGGACCACCTTGAAAAGAACCTCTTCTCTCACCTTGTTAACCTCCACCAGTCGGCTGCGATTGCTAGTCCGGGCGAGTGTATTCGTCTGGGTATCACACTTGACCCGCACAAACGCGACGCCGGGATCTACGGGGTCATCGTTCCCATCGGCAAGAAGGCCCCCGCAAAACTGCAGGGCATCAAGGTAAAGCCGCGCCCAAAGCCCCACCCTCTTCTGGGCCGCATGAGCCGTCTGCGCATCATGCTGGAGGAAGCGGAGGACATCCCGGTGGGCATCTGGGAGGACGTGTCTAACATTCTCTCGAACACCGACGGTCTGGAGCAGTTCAAGATTTTCGCGGCTTTCAACCCCAAGGACCAAAACGGTGCGTGCGGTGTGCGCTGCGAACCCGAGGACGGCTGGGGCCACTTTGATCTGGACCACAGCATAACGTGGAAGAGTCGCAGAGGCTGGAACGTCGTGCGACTCGACGGCATGCGTTCCGAGAACGTGAAGGAGGGGAAGATGATCTACCCCGGCCTCCAGACGAAGACAGGTATCGACCGGATCATCGCGAACGCGGGCGGGATGAACACGCGTGGCTACTACACGTTTGCCCGTGGCGCGTTCCCGCGTGAAGGTTCGGACATCGTCATCATCCCCCAGACTCTGCTGAACGAAGCGCAGGGGGAATTCATTTTCGTGAGCTCGACGCCGGTCGCGGGCGTGGACATTGCGCTCGAAGGCGACGACAACGCGGTGATGACGGTGGGACGATACGGCCTCGCGTCCGGGTGGCGCATGCGCCCGACGAAGGAGAAGCCCGAGGGCGAGGTGAGAACATTCGTCGGCGAGGACGGCAGGCCGCTGCGTCGGAACGTGATTCAGGTGGACCAGCAGTTCAAGCTGCCGAAGGCGGAGACGCTGGCGATGGCGAGGAGTATTCGTGAGACGTGCGAGAACGCGGGCGTGGACCCGGAGTGGCTTTGCGTGGACCGCACGGTGAACGGCGCGGGCGTGCACGACTACCTCAAGGCCACGTGGGGGCCGGTGAAGGGAGTGAACCCCAGCTTCTCCGCGTCCGAGATCAAGATTCTCGCGGAGGACACCGAGACGCCGTTCGATCTCTACGAGCGTCTAGTCACGGAGCTTTGGTACGCGACGAGAAAGTTCTTCGAGCACAGCATCCTCAAGATTTCGGGCACGATGCCCACCGAGCGTCTGTTCCACGAACTCACGACCCGGCAGTTCAACACCTCGGCCCGCGGGAAGATCAAGGTGGAGGCGAAGACGGAGTACAAGTCTCGCGGCAACAAGTCCCCAGACTTCGCCGACTCGCTGACGCTGCTGATTCACGGCGTAAGATTGAATGTCGCTGGTCCCGTGGGCACCGCAGAGAAAGGCTCCGGGTCCGACGAGGCCCTCAATCGTTTCAAGCCACGCACCGATGCAACGAACCGTTTCCAGTACCTCGACTGACATCTATTTGATGCTGGGTCGCAACGGGGATATCACCATCCTGCTCCCCGTCCTCAGGCACTACTCCGGGAAGCACAACCGTCCCGCGAGGCTGTGCCTCGCGAAGGAGTTCGCGCCGCTCTTGGAGGGCGTGAGCTACGTCGAGCCCATTCTCTTCGACGGCAAGTTCGATCAGGTGGCCGAGGCGAAGGCTTTTCTCGCGAAGAAGTTTCAGGGGTACCCGATCATCGACTGCTCCGTGCACGGGTCCGGTGTGAACAACGCGTTCGACATGCGATCCTTCAGCCGGGAAATCTGGAAGCGTTCCGGCACCGACCTGCCGTTCGAGCGTCCGGAGCTGGTGTTCGACCAGCGTGACGCGGAGGCCGAGTCGAAGCTCTTGGAGCAACTCGGCCCCATCACGAAGCCGCTGGTTCTTTTCTCGGGCGCGGGGTGGACCGCTCCGTTCAAGCAGGCTCCTGAGTTCTTCGAGCTGCTCAAGGCTGCGCTGCCGGATTATCAGGTCGAAAACGTTAGTGCCTACCGCAGCAAGCACCCGTACGACCTCTTGGCCTTCTACGAGAAGGCCGTGGGGCTCGTCACCATCGATTCGTTCCCGCTGCATCTGGCTGCAGCCGTGCCGAGGATGAAGACCGTGGCCCTGCTGCCGGATCATCACCCCGAATTCGGCTGGGCCGCGTGGCGGACGCATCAGGTGCTGCGGTGCTTTTACAGCGAGGCCGTGCAGCGTGTGAACGAGATCGCCCACGCGGTGACGAAGGGCACGCTGCCGGAGCTTCTCTTCGTCACGAATTACGGACCCGTGGACGGCGACAAAACAGCGACTCGAATTGGCCGTTCCGTCGCCGCCCGGAAGCTGGAGTTCCAGAACGGCCCGTGGCGTGAGATTCGTTTCGAGGCCAAGCGCGACGGGCGCGACATCGCGGACAAGCCGGTGCCGTACATCCGCGACCTGATCGATCAGGCCGTGTCCGAGGCCAAGGGCGATGACTCCATAATCGTTCTTTGCAACGACGACATTGGATTCGCGGGCGGACTGACGGGTCAGATCTTGGAGACGGTGCAGCGTCATGGTGCCGCGTACGCGCACCGATGGGACTACCACCACCCGCTGACCATCCGCCTGCCGAAGGACGAGTACGACATCCGCCGAGCCCAGTGGTACAGCGGGTGCGACCTGTACGCGTTCTCCGTGTCGTGGTGGAAACAGCACGGCGGCTTATTTCCAGACATGCTGATGGGCCGTGAGTCGTGGGACAACGTGATGCGGAACCTCATTCGCCGGAACGCGCACGTCACGGGCTGCGAACTGAAGCACGCCATTTGGCACGAGTGGCACACGAGCTACTGGATCGCCAACCGCACCTCGCCGGGCAACACGCACAACCGTAAGCTCCTGTCGGAGTGGCTGGACAAATACGGTGGTCAGGAAGAAGACTGGCGCACCAAGACCCCAACCTACAAATGAGCTTTTCAATACTCAGTATCTGTGTTCTAATACGCCACATGAGCCGCTTTATTCGTGCCCTCGCTTTGCGCATCTGGGACTTGTGCGTCTCTTTTGGCGCACCGCCGTACGCCTACGACCCCGCCGGTGATTTCACTACGCGTCACATCTACCCTCGGACGTATTCACTCCGCAAGGCCATCGCGCTCGCCGAGCGTTTCGCCGTCGTGTCCCACACGGGCAAGTGCAAGCCGAGCGGGAAAGCTACGTTCCGCAATGTCTTCGTCAACGGTACCCCGTACACGATCAGCTACCGTGGCTCGCGCCCGTACTACCCGGACGCCATCGTGGATCGACTGTTCAAGTGATCCCCAAGGAGCACATCATCCCGCCGGGCGGCTTCCACTTCATGGAAGGCGAACACCGCATCGAGAGCCACGGCTATCAGGCTCTCGCGGACGCTGTCCTCCAGTACCGCGTCAACAACAAGCTCCCGGTCGGCAACCCTCTTCGCGAAGTCTTTGACTATGTCTGCAACAACCATCCCCACTTTTGCACCAGCCCAACTCTCCCCATCCAAGGATCAAAACCGACTCTCGCCTCAAAGGTCACGGCGTGGATCGCGCACCTCTACCAAAGCAGCCGGTCGATCGCGATCGAGTTCGCGTTCGTCGAGCAGCCGGAAGCGGACCGGCGGGCAGCGATCTGCGCGAAGTGCCCGCTGAACGAGGACTGGCGTCAGGGCTGCGGTTCTTGTCGCGAGTCAGCAAAGCAGATTGGGTTCACGTTCCGGGCCGGGAGGAAGTCGAAGGATGAGGGTGCGCTCATGGCCTGCTCGGTGATCGGCCAAGAGAACGCCACGGCGGTGTGGCTCAAGGCCCCGCCGTCCCTCAGCCCGGAGACCCACAACCAATTACCCGGGCACTGTTGGCGACGATGAGGATCAACGCCGATACGTTCCGCGGCCTCTGGGCCGCGTTCAAGCGTCAGGTGAAGCGTCGCCTCAACAAGTCAGGCCCGTTCCTCGCCGACGCGCTGGAGCGGGATAAGCGGCTGGACATCTGCAAGGCTTGCCCTCAAATGGAGCCGAACGGTCAGTGCCGTATCTGCACCTGTTTCGTTTCACTCAAGACCATGATTCGTGATGAGTACTGCCCAAAACACTACTGGTAACCCAGCCGTCGTCCTGTTCATCGGTCCGCCGCGCCACGGTAAGACCACCGCTCGGAAGATTCTCTCCGAGATCGTGGGCCAGCCCGGTGCCTCGTGCAGCGATGTCATCTACCCCCTGCTCGCGAAGCGCCTCAAGATGACCGAGGCCGAGCTGCGTGCGATGGAGAAGGAGGAGGCCCGCCCGATGCTCGTTGAGTTCGGCGACTACCTCTGCGGGAAGACTGAAACCCTGTCCGTTGTCCCCGGCGGCCCAACCGGCCCGGGCGTCTACTTCCGCAGTCCCAGCACGCTCTTCCGCTCGCTGTACCTGATGGGCATCCGTCTCATCGACGGGGTCCGTCGTCGCGAGGAGCTGGACGAGATTCGGCAGGTGCTGCGCTGGCTGAACGTTCCGCTCGTGGTGTTCTGGATCGAACGGCCCGGGAGCCCGCCGACCGACGACAACACCGCCGTGACGGCCAAAGACGCGGACGCCACGATTCTCAACGACGGCACGCCCACGCAGCTCAAGGAGAAGCTGCAGACGTGGCTCGATTCTCTCCCCCAAAAATGACCAAATCCACAGTTAACTCAGCGAAGGTGTACACCAAGCCCGCGATGCGGAAGCGTCTGTTCAACTCGATTAAGGCCGGTGGCAAGGGCGGTCGCCCGGGCCAGTGGTCCGCGAGGAAGGCACAGATGCTGGCCAAACGTTACAAGGAGAACGGTGGCGGATACCGCGACTAAGATCTGCCCGCACTGCGGCGTCGAGAAACCGATTGCGGAGTTCTACGCCTGCCGGGAGGCCCGAGGCGGAAAAAAGTATGTCGGAACGCGGTGCAAAGAGTGCCACCGGAAGTACTCCCGGGACCGGATGGGCGACAACCTCCGGAACCGGTACGGCATCACCCGCCAGCAGTGGCACGCCATTCGGGCCAAGGAAAACTTTCGGTGCATGATCTGCGGCGTCCACGAACAGACCCTCCAGCGGCCACTCATGGTGGACCACTCCCACCGCAACAAGCGCGTCCGCGGGGCACTTTGCCAGCACTGCAACACTCTCCTTGGCATGGCCAAGGACAAGATTCGTGTCCTCCGCGCCGCGATTAAGTACCTTCGAACCAACAAGCGTGGATACAAGATCCCCCATGAAATCCCAGCAACGTCCAAGTGAAACCCCAGCAACGTCCAAATGAAACCCCAACAACGTGACTTAGTCGAGTGGACTAACCAGAAGTGGCGGACCTCCTCCGGGAAGCCCAGCCTGAAGACGGGCGAGCGTTACCTCCCGGACGCCGCGTGGAAGAGCCTGAGCCCCGGCGAGAAGGCCGCGACCAACCGCGCCAAGAAGAAGGGCATGCGTTCCGGCAAGCAGTTCGTGAAGCAGCCCAAGTCGGTTGCAAAGAAGACGGCCCGGTATCGGTAGTCGTAAGCTACGGGTAACCAGCTCCTGACATGGAACAAGCCTACCCAGACGTTTCGTCCACCAACGCCCTGATTCCGCCCGCCTCCGACGGCATCTCCGGCGGCACGGTGAACTCACCGGACCTCGACCCGAGGACGATGAAGCCGAAGCGTCGTGCGATCTCGAATGTTCAGCACATCTTCGCGATCATCAGCACGCTAGAAGAGGCCCGCCGCGATCAGAACGAGAAGAACGGTCGCATCCTCGCCAAGTACAACGCCGAGCGTCCGTTCACGCGTGAGGAGCTGGAGGAGCACGGTCTGGGCTGGAAGAGCAACTTCTCCACGAAGCCCCTGTCCACGGCCATCGACAAGGTGAGCCCGCGGCTCACGAAGGCCGTGCAGTCGGCGCGTTACCTCACGTCCGCGTCGTTCCCTGAGAATCACCCGGGCGGCAAGCAGAAGACCGAACTCTTCCGCCGCAAGATTACGGACACGATTCGTGGCTGGGATGGGTGGGTCGATTTCCTGAACGAGGTGTCGCAGGAGAACGCGCTTTTCGGATTCACCACCGTGGCGTGGCTGGACGAGTACTCGTGGCGTCCGACGCACTTTCGTCAGGATGAGTTCTTCGTCCCGGACGGCACGAAGCAGAACATCTCCGGCGTCCAACTTTGGATCGGCAAGCAGTACCTGATGATCCACGAGCTGGCCGCGTTCATCGAGAACAAGGACGCCGCCGAGGCCGCTGGCTGGGACATCGACAACACGGTGGCCGCGATCAACGCCGCTGCGCCGCGTTCCATCACGGGCGGCGGGAACTCGAACCCGTACACAGATTTTCGTACGTTCGAGGACGCGATCCGCGAGTCGAGCGTTTCGCTGTCGCTTCTGTCCGGCTCGAAGACGATTGAGATTTACCACCTCTACGTCCCCGAGTGTGACGGCCAAGTGAGTCACTACATCGTGGACGGGCGGGCCAAGAAGATTCTCTTCGAGAAGCTCGACCAGTTCGAGCAGATGTCCGACGTGCTGTCGCTCTTCTCGTTCCAGCAGGCGAACGGAAAATTGATGGGATCGAAGGGCATTGGCCGCGAGCTGTTTGAGATCGCCGCCGCTATCGACCGCGCACGCAACGAGGTGGTGGACCGTCTTCAGCTCTCGGGCAAGATTCTCATTCAGGGCGAAGCCAAGCAACTCAACCGTTTCGCTCTCGCCGTGCACGGTAATGCCGTGCTCATCCCGGCCAACTACACGATCTCTCAGCAGAAGGGTATCGACCCGAACGTCGAGGCGTTCGCCCTGCTCGACCGTCAGCTCGTGGCGTACATGGACCAGATTGCCGGTGGCGTGACCCCGAAGGAATTCGGCGGCGAGCGCACGACAGCGAGCGAGGTGAACCTGTTTGCGGCCCGTGAGGAGGAGAAGCGCGACGCGATCCTTGAGCGTTTCCTCATTCAGGTCGGGAACATGATCGGCACCTGCCAGCGTCGTGTCATCAGCCCGAAGACCGACGACACCGAGGCCAAGCAGGCCCGCGAGTACCTCCTCAACTACATGTCGCCGAAGGAACTTGACTACATCGCCAAGCAGCCCGCGCTCCGGACGGTGGACGACCTCACGGACCTTAAAGCCCAGCAGCTCGTCCTCTTCGCGAACGAGAAGCGCACCGACCCGCTCTTCGATCAGGCCAAGCTCCAGAAGATTGCCGCCGCTGCCCGCATCGACGCGGAGTTCGCGGAGGATGTCATGCTCGCCGAGGCGGACCCGACGGTAATCACGGAGCAGACCCGCCAGCAGGAGCTGGAGAACCTTCTTCTCAGCGCGGGCCGTGAGGTGCCGGTGTCACCCCGCGACAACCATCAGGTTCACATTGAGGTCCTCAAGCCCGTCATCGCGGCGGCTGCGGAGCAGCTCGGCTCCGGCGACCCGGCACTCATGGCCTCGTTCCAGATCGCGCTCGGGCACTGGGCACAGCACATCGAGGTGGCCGTCGCCGCGGGTGCCAAGAAGGACGAATTCGCTGAAGACCTGCGTCAGATTCGGGAAGCCGCTACCCAGTTGGGGCAGCTCCAAGCTACTCTCGCCGCGCAGCAGGAGCAGGAAGCCCTAATGGCCCAGCAGGGCATCCCGCCTGAAGCCATTGCCGAGGCGCAGGCCGCACCAGCGGCTCAACCCCCTCCTAATGTTTAAGATTCCAACCGAGACCCCCACTTGGTCCTCCGACCAAGCCGCCGCGCTGCGGCAGTTCCTTAACACTCCCTCCGGGCAGATTTTCCTCCAGCGGATGTTCTGGATGCGCCCGAGTGTATCCACCATCAGGCCGGATGGGCCCTTTGATCCAGACCGGCGCATAGCCGAGGCGGATGTGCAGGCCGGATACGAGCTTGCATTGCAGGAGATGATCAGCCTCACTGCTTCACCAGAATAACATGGCTGACGCACTCCAACCCGACCTGCCCTCTCGCTCCGCTATGGCGGAAGCTGCGCTCACGAACAAGAACGGCATTGTGCTACCGCCCGACGACGTTGAGGACGCGACGAGCGCAATGGACAGCCTTTTCGAGGACGAGTTGGGTCGTGCGCCGACCACGCTCGACAACATCGCCGACCGCGACCGCGACAAGCTCACCGACCGCCAGATCGAAACGGCGGAGGAGATGCCGGACGCGGAGCCGCCCGTGACCGAGGAGGTCGTCACGAGCGAGATGGCGTCGAACGACAAGCCCGACGCAGTTGAGGATCAGGTCGAGCAACCGGCCACCACGCAGGAAGAGCCGCAGCCCGACGACCTGCTGACCAAACTGCTGGGCAAGGAAGAGAAGGTCGAGACCGCGCCGGAGACGCCAACGGAGGAAGACCCGTACGACAAGGTGAAGCTCCGCTCCGATGCGTCGGAGAAGACGAAGAATACTTTCGAGGAACTGAAGCGCACGGCCAAGGACCGCGAGCTGAAGGCCCGCATCGAAGCGGAGCAGGCACGCAAGGAACTGCAGGAGCTGCGTGCGAAGGTGGACGAGCTGTCGAAGAAGACGGTGCCGGACAACATCGAGGCCGAGCTGAAGGAGCTGCGCGAGTTTCGTGCGACGTTCGATGCCGAGCGTGACCCGGAATTCCAGCAGAAGTTTTCGTCCCGTCTGGCCCAGAACAACGGCACGATTTTCGAGACCCTGAAGCGCAACGGCCTGAAGGACGAACTCGTCGATCAGGTGAAGTCGCTGTCGTACGACCAGCAGGTCGAGCAGATCGCCCGCTGGGCCGAGAAGCTGAGTCCGCGTGACAAGCTCCTCATCACGGCCCGCCTCGCGGACAACGAGAACATAGAGTCCGACCGTCAGTCCGCGCTCCGGGACATCAAGTCCAAGGCGGACCAGATTCTGGCCGAAAAGCGCAACGCGCCCGCCCGTAGTCAGGACCAGTTCGTCGAGGAGGCCGTGCGGACGTTAAAGCCCGTGCTGCCTCAGGTTCCTTTCCTCCATCAGAAGGAGACCCCAGCCAACGCAACGCCCGCCGTCAAGGCGGAGATCGAGCGTCACAACGCTGCCGCGGCGGAGTCGCAGAAGATGCTGCTTTCGTTCCTGCAGGACGACTCGGCCCGGACGCGCAGCATTCTCGCGCTGGCTGGTGTCCTCGCCCCACGGTATCAGGCCCAGCTCAAGGAGACCGAGACCCGCGTGAAGACGTTGGAAAAGGAACTCTCCAGCATCCGTGAAGCCGGGCGACTCTCCAAGACTACTCGTTCTTCCGCCACCGCTGACCGCGCCGCCCCGCGTGTTGATGTGTTCGACACGAGTGCCGAGGACGCGATGGAAGAAGCTTGGAAGGCAATGCAGCGTTAAGGTCTGACATACCAGACCAAAACTCGAACAACGTCTGATGCCTCAGACGTAATTACATGTCGTACCTGCGGAACATCGTAAAAGCGAAGATCGTTGAGATCGGCGACGACGCCGCGGCGGACTTCTTTGGCGTATCCAAGCTCCTGATTCAGCAGTGGCGTAACGGTTCCAAGGTGCCGAGCATCGCTGCCGTGGAGAAGGTGTTTGAGGTGAAGGAAGCGAGGCCCGTGGAGCGGGCCAACTGGGAGGGCAAAAAGGTCGTGCTTCTGCAGCCGTTTTACAAGGCCGTGCACCCGGTGACGCACTTCTCCATTCTCGGGCTCTTGGAGCGCGACAAGATGGGTGCACTCATGCGCCACAACGACGCGTTCATCCACCACGCTCGCAACGTCCTCGCTGACCAGTTCCTCGACACCGGCGTCGAGTGGTCGTTCTGGACGGACGACGACATGGTGTTCCCGTTTGGGAATGCGGGCTGGTTCAATCATTTTACAGGCTTTAATCTGCCCGAAAAATACGCGGGCAAGCACACGCTGAACGCGCTCCTCGCGCACAACAAGTCCATCGTGGGCGCGACCTATTTCGGTCGCAACCCCGCAGGCCGTGCGATGTTCTACGAAGCGATGCTGAGTACGCCCGAGAGTGTTGCGGAAAATGCAAGAGTTCACAACGGCCCCATCGACGAGCTCAAGCCAGTGAAGTGGTGCGCCACGGGTGCCTTGCTCGTGCACCGTCAGGTGTACCTTGATCTTCGCAAGACGTTCCCCAACCTTGCTCCGGCGCACCCCACCGAGTCGTGGCACTACTTCTCGAACGCGAACGACGCCGCGGTGAACAAGATCAACGGCCTCTCCGAACAGGTCACGGGCGCGTACCAACGCGTGCGCGACGGGAAGATGGACCTCACGGAAGTCGAGCGTCTGTTCGACGACATCCGCACCCAGCTTGAAGAGACGAAGATGGAGACGGTGAAGAACTCGCGGCTTCAGCAGGGCGAGGACCAGACGTTCGGCATCCGTGCGGGCATCGCTGGTCACCGGTCGTACGTTGACCTCTCGGTGCACTGCGGGCACATCGGATTCGCCTGCTACGGCGCACACAATACGCGGGGACGATGATGATCCTCTGCATGCAGTACTGGGAGGGCGACAAGCAGCGGGCTTTGTCCGTTGCTCGGCTCATCGCGGACCTGCAGCCGCAGAAGGACGACGACTTTGCGTTCATGTTCCTGCGGCGTTTCGACGCGACGCCCGTGGACGACGAGACCCTCGGGTACGTCGGTCGCAAGTTCAACATCTACACGCACACTTGCCGACGCAAGGAGGTGGGCTGGCCCGCTGGGTGCAACGGCATGGCCTCGGACGCCTTCATGCTGGCGCAGGAGAAGTGGAACAGCGGCGAGTGGAAGCGTGTCACGGGAGTCTGGCTACTGGAGCCCGACATCCTGCCGCTCCAGAAGAACTGGCTCTACCGCATCCAGCGGGAGTGGAAGATGGCCCTTGAGGACAAGAAGCTGGTCATGGGGGCGTGGTCCGAGCACCACAGCCCCGTAGGGCACATTAATGGCAACATGATCTTCCACCCGTCCCTCTGCGACCGCGTGCGCGGCCTTGAAGGTTCGGCTCCACATATCGGGTGGGACGTGTACCACGCGCATCGCTTGAGCCGCCACTGGTGGAAGAGCAACCAGATGCTCAACCTCTACCGCGGCCAAAACGTATCCACGGTGGATCTTTATCGCCCCGGAACGAGGTACGCTTTTGTGCATGGTATCAAGGACGATAGCGGATTGCAGATCATCCGTCAGAGGCTCTTTGGAGAGGTAAGGTAAAAATTTTTACCTTAGGCGTAAAAAGTGCGTATACTACCGCGAGCCTAAATTGGCCGGAGTGCTCAACCGTCCATCGACCCTAAAGACTGTCCGAGCCGTTGGTCTGGCGAAGGAGCAGAGTCCACTTCCCTTCTCGCCGCGCCGTGCCCAAGCACGGTGAGACCAACTATCTTCTTCGGGCACCTTACAATGGCTGTTTCTAATTGCTTCGGTCCTATCGCCGCTCGCGCCCTTGCGACGAAGGACACCAATCGCGTGCTTGGCCAGATCGCCAAGGCACTTGCTTACAACTCCCCGTGGGTCAACGTCCTTGAGGGCGGTGTCTTCCCGTCCGGCATCTCCGACACGGTTCGCTCCGTCGTTCAAGAGCAGGCCCTCCCGTCTGACTCCCTCGTTCGTCCGACCTTCACCACGACCGCGACCGTTTGCGGACCGTTCGAGGGTCAGGACAATGTCGCCACGACCGAATACGCTTACGCTCTCGGTACGAAGCGTGGTATCGGCCCCAAGGTGTGCGTGAAGAACGGCTTCGCGGCCTACAAGGGCTCGTACACGATGGCGGAAGACTCGCTGAAGAAGCTGATGGTTCAGTACATGAACACCGACGTGCGTGCGACCATGCACGACCGCTCGGGCACGAAGTTCGTGGCTGGTCTGTCCAGCACCTACGGCTTCAGCCAGCTCTTCACCGGTGGTGAGGCTCAGATCGACATCCAGTACGCGAACATCCCGGCGGCCAACATCGGTCAGTTCACGTTCTCGGCCCTGCATGCGGTCGCCCGTTACAAGAAGGACACCATCCTCGATGAGATGTTTGCTGACGGCACGAACGGTGCCCACTACAAGTTCATCGGTTCGGTGGACATCATCGAGCAGTTCCGTGAGGAAGCTGGCGTCAAGCAGACCCTGATCGCCCTGACGACCGGGTCGTTCAAGTCCGGCGAACGCGCCCTCACGAGCTACTCGTGGGAGACGTTCGGCAACTACCGTGGCGTCAGCTTCGGTATCGACCAGCGTCCGCTGCGCGCATCCGGCCTCGACATCAACGGCCAGCCGGTTTTCGTTGAGCCGTTCATCGGCGTCGCAACGACCAACGGCACCGCCGCTCGTGTCAATCCGGCTTGGGTTGCCGCGCCGTTCGAGGTCGGCTTCCTGATCGGTGCCGGTTCGTTCAAGCGTCTGGTTCCGGAGCGTTACACGGGCGAAGGCTCGTTCAAGTTCGCCCCGCAACTGGTCATGGGCGAGCTTCAGTGGCACTACGAGCTGGACAACTGTGAGAACATGTACGGAGACTTCGGCTGGCACAAGTACGAGATCACCCGCGCCTACCAGCCGGTCCGTCCGGCGGCTGTCACGCCGATCCTGTACAAGCGTTGCTTGCAGTTCGATGTGACCGCGTGTCCGGTGACCAGCCTCGGGCTGTAACCTACCCCCTCTGAGATAGCCTCTTAGAGTTGCCGCCCGCCCTTGGTTTCGACCGGGGCGGGCGTTTCTTTTGCTGCGGAAGGTCGTATACTCCAGTCATGAAATTTGGCGTCCTCGTTTTCGCTTGGCTGCTCGTTTCCGGGTGTAACACCGGGGCCCTGCGTCCATTGAAAGGCGGGGTCGCGAAGATTGAGCCCGTTGGCAATCTGGCGGCGGACGTGAACCTCACGCTGGAGCCGCCGGACAACCCCTCGACCCCGTCATCGCAGGTGGTCAAAGAGGCCAAGGAGGAGAAGTACGTTTTCGCCCAGCCGACCGAGCGGGTGACGGAAACGAAGCTCGCGGACGGCTCGGTGACCAAGGTGGTCGAAGTGATCCCGGCGGGGACGGTGAAGGTAGTGTCCTCGACGCGGGACACGAACCAGCAGATCGGGGCCGCTCAGAAGGACGCGTCCCGCGAAATTTCCGCCAAGCTCGCCAGCTTTCAACCTGTGCAGTATGTGGGTATCGCCCTGCTACTCTTCGCTGCGGCGATGTTTCACCCAGCGGTGAGAATCGCGATCAGCGGTGGCAAGGAGGTCCAGATGGCCACGGCAGCGATTGGCCTAACCCTTGTCTTCGGCCCCACCCTCTTCGTGGGCAACGAGCGCATCATCCTCTTCGCTGGCATCGGGTCGCTTTTTGTCATTTACGCCTTGTCACGACTTTCCTACTACAAAGGCAAGGCCGATAAAAAATGAGCCAAGAGGTCAACCTAAGATCCGTCGATGCGATGTTCGCCTCGGTGCTCCTGAAACTGGAGCAGAGCGAGCAGCGACTCGTTGACATTCAAGCCCTGCTCGTCTCGCAGGAGAAGCGGATCAAGGACCTCGAAGAGACACAGCTCGCGTACCGCTCCAAAATCGTGGGCGGTGTCGCCGCCCTCTCCACCGTCGTAGGTATTATCGGTTGGGTCGTCCAGCAGACCATTCACCACTTTTTCGCTCGCCCATGAAATTCCGGAATCCCACGAACTGCAGCCCGTCCTACGGCAACTTCGCTGACTGCGCTCACGAGGCTTTGTGCCCGACCGGCCCGACCGGAGCAACCGGCTACACGGGTCCCGCGGGTCAGAACGGTGCGCCGGGCGCGGCGGGCGCTACGGGGTACACCGGTCCGACTGGGTACACTGGAATGCAGGGCAATCAGGGCGTGCCCGGAATTCCCGGGCCGGTTGGTTCTATGGGCTCCACGGGCCCGACCGGCTTCACTGGCCCTGCTGGCGCGGCCTCGACGGTTACTGGCCCGACCGGGTACACTGGGTACACGGGCGCGACCGGC